TCAAGCGAGGAAGTCGGCGCTTTCTCTGCGCGGGTTCCTCGCTTCGAGCCGATCGATGCGAGCGAGGAGTTCGCTCATCTGGCGTTCGAGCGTCGGGTCTTCGTCGAGGCGCTCCCGGATCGTATCGAGCCTGAGCCGCCAATATGCGGGATCGCATACCGCCGTATGATGGACGAATTCCTTTCTCGCTTTCTCGAGGACCCCGATTGCCACCTCGAGATGGGCCAGTTCGCGCGCGACATAACAATGCCAGTTCATTGCCGTACCCTCCGTTCGTGCTCGCCTCGATCATGTTGACGCGTTGCTTGCAACGGAAATTGATCTGACTCAGAAACTTGGCGATGAAGAGGGCAATGAGCCGCGCTCCGGCCAGAGGCCAAAAGGCCCGCACGGCGGCGGGCCTGGCAAAATGGTAGCAACGACGAGCGATAGCGAGGAAAAAGCAGCGGGCGGGCACGGACGCCCGGAATTTTGCGAAAGCGGCGATCGAAGCGTTGCCGATGCCACAGAAGGGCCGGCGGTATTGCTACGACACGAAGGTAAGCGGTCTAGCGATCGGCGCCGGCCCGAGCGGTATCAAGGCGTTCATTCTCTATCGGAAGGCAAATCGTAAGCAGGAGCGAATCAAGATTGGGCGCTATCCCGATCGGACGGTTGATGAGGCACGGACGCAGGCTTGGCCCCTGATCGTAGATATCGCCCGTTGAAGGGTGAGGACGGCGGGGAGGCACACACGATGGCGATGATCACGGTCAATGCTGGTGACCATTCGATCATGTCGCGGATGCATAGCCGGGCGACGAAAAGCGGTCAGTCGTCATACTTCGGCCGGACGATTGGGAAGCGTGGCTCACGACGTCGAATGCTGAAGCCGCTCGCGCGATGTTGCAGCGCTATCCCGCGGGCGACATGGTCGCGGCGCCGAAGTGACCGCTACGCTTGCGAGTGTCGTAGCCTCGATGCGAGCAGCACGACGAGCGCAGCCACGAGAAAGCTGGCGACGAGCAGCACGGCCAGCAATACGTTCTCTTCGCCTTCGATTCCAGTCACGCCGAACACGCGGAACAGCGGGCCGAGTAGGTTCCACGCTTCATCACTACCCACCCAGCGCGCGAGCGGGTCGATGCGCGAAAGCCCAAAGAAAACGAACGGCGTCAGAACCGCCGTGATGACGAGGCGCACGAACGTTTTCATCGGACGTCCACCGTGCCGTAATACTCGATGTCGGTTCCCGGGATCTTCGCGGTCGGCTGTTTCATGAGATACGCACGTAGCTGGTCGAACTGCACCTGCGTCGTGACCGTGATGCAGCCGTCGCTCACCCCCCATCGACCATTTGGGTGCAGACGAAATGCGCTGCGCTTAACGCCGTTCACGTAGGTCTCGTCATCGATTTTGGCGTCGGCGCGGTAAAGCGCGAACCATGTCGAGCGGTCGCTGTTTGACCACAGATCCAGTGCGAGATCGCGAATTGGCCCGAGTCGGCCGCCCGTGTCGCGCTTCACGATGTAATAGCGGCCCTTGGGGATCGGTCCAGCGTTGGCGACGGCCGTTGCATCGGGCTTGTCGACGAACTGCTTATTGCCCGAGAACGCCATCACACCACCGAAGCCGGCGCAGGTGAGATTGGAAACGCGTTGACCATTGAGCGTGAAGAAGCATTGGGCAGGCATCGATTCATCTCCCCCGAAAGATGTGACGAATATACCCGACCGAATTGGATTTATGCCAGCCCTGCCGAATTGAATCGCACCGTTTGGTGGAGCTAATAGTTACCAGTGAGCGGGCGTCGATCTATGCGCGACCGCCACCCAAGAGGCGTATCGCCGATGAGAGAATTTGGAGACGCAGGGATTAGAATTTGGAGATGGTTTGCGACGCGTCAGATGGTTTGCGACGCGTCTGTTGACGCGCCGCAAACCACTGAATTACTGCGGGAATTTTGGTCGGAGCGATAGGATTCGAACCTACGACCCTCTGATCCCAAATCAGCAGCTAGCACATTTATGTAAACCTTGCCAGAAAAGGCCATAGGGCAGATTATGTCTAATGTTCTGCTCAAGAAATGAGCACGTAGCGACGAGGCTTTGCGGGCAACAGCCGAGCATTTATTAGACACGATCAAGCAGATTTTGGCAGTCTTAGACGCAGGTCTGCCACCGGCACATTGCGCTTTTTGATGTATGTTTCAGTCATCTTCTCGTCGGTGTGCGCGGCGGCGATTTGGAGCGCCTTCACGTCATACCCGGCACGTTCGCCATCGGTGAGCGCTTTGGCTCGGATGTCCTTCACCGTGTATCCAAAGTGCGACAGGTTGGCGCGTTTGGCAGCTGTTTTCCACGCTTTCAGGATCGTGTTCGCAGCGTACATCTTCCCCTTCCGGGTGTGGACGACTGGCATATCACCGATTGTCGGCCGGCCATCAATTTGCTGAATCCGCAACAAGACTTCGTTGATCTCGGGCGTGATCTTGAAATCGACCCGTACACCGCTCGAGTCCGCCGTTTTGCTCGGGACGAAATGAATTACCCCGGCCTCGCGATCCACGTCTGACCATTTCAGGGTCCGGATCTCGGTCGAGCGCTGCGCAGTGAGGTAGCAGAGATCGATGATGCACTGCATCATAGGTCCGGTGGGTACGTCAGCTACCACTTCTTTCTCGCTGTCCGTCCCCGAGTTCAGCTTGTACGTAGTCTCAAGCATTGCGTTCCGGATTGCAGAAAAATGCGCGTCGGTGATGTAGGTTTGCCGCGGTTTCGGTTTCTTCAGCTTGACTTCTCTGCACGGATTCGTATCCCGCTTCCCCTTGTCGACGCACCATTGAAAGAAGCCAGACAGGAATGCGCGCATGACCCGCTGCATATGTAGTTTTCCTGCGTATTTCACCTTGAGCCAGTTATTGACGTGCGTTGGCTTCACGTCTGCGACGTTGACCTTGCGAAATCCATTGCCGGCGTAATCTCCATACTTCGGCCACGCCTTTTCCTTGTGCAGTAGTTTGCTCTCACGCACGTACTGATCGATCAGTGGACGCATATCTCCAGATCCTTCTGGACGTTCGCGTTTTTTCCGCTCTTCCGCCAGTCGCTCGACAAGCCTTGTTTCGTCGTCGGTCAGTTTGCACAGGCGAATCCATTGTCCTGAAACGGGCTCGCTCCAATACCACGCGCCATGCTTGGCGTACACGCGCGGATACTTCGCTTTCTTGCGATTGGTAGCCATCAGTCAAAGCAGAGTTCAACAGTAGAAGTTTCGGAATGCCCGACGAGGCCGGCCCTTTTTGCTTGGAGTGATTCGAATGTTGACCAAGTCATGATGACGGCTCCGTTTGCGGCTGTGACGACGTTGATTCCGAACGTCGCTTTGAACCAGTCAGCTTGTTTCGTGTATCGCTTTTTGCCGGTGACGATCGCGAGGTCGGCCGGCGTCATCAGGCGTTCGGTCATGCTACGATTCCTTTCAGTTTTGTTTCAAAAATTGATGAGGTGGCCGTGGAACTTGAGACGATCAAGCTGTGCGCCGAGTGCACTGAACTGCATGGGCAACCGTCGACGGTCAAGCCGACACATCTCGCGATGGTCGGCGCCGGCGTGTTCCAAGGCGAACGTCGAGAAGAGCACTACGAGTGCTCGATGTGCGGGGCTGCATTTGCCCGTGTCCTGTCGGGCGAGACAGCGTCCCGCGTATGGCTCGCAGTGAATTCAATCCAGCACTGACGCCCGCGCGCGTCGCGCCGTCAGACTCATGAAACCCGGGAGTGCTACGATTGCCTCGGTTAGTTTCATGATCTGATTCAAATGAAGAATTTGTTTACGATGCGCGGCTACCACGTCGACTGCACGCCGCGCGCGACCGAAGACGGTCAGTTCGCCTCACAGGTGACATTCACCTACATCGGCTACCACCCGGAAGCATCATTCAAGACGCTCGGTACATATGAAACGGAAGAGGCTGCCGTCGAGCGGGCGCGATCGTTCGCCGTTGAATGGCTCGCGCGATACGGTTGAGGCCGATCATGCTCGAGCGATTTACATACCGAGGTTACGACGTAGAGATCGAGGCGATCGAGCGTGAGGGCGATGCGCTTGGTCCGCGCGTACTGGTCGGCATGGCGATTGTTCGCATGCGCGACGGCGAGGTGCTGTTTCGCGAGTCGCCGATTCGGATGCTGTCGGCCGGCGTGGCCATTATGTCCGAACTGGCGATAGAGTACCGAAGAGACGAGGCTCGAAGACGGGTAGATTATGCGACGGCTTGATAGCGTCTTGATCGAGTTGCTCGAATGTCGAGAAACGGTTCGTGCCATTGGGCCAGAAATAATCGGGGATTCACGCATGAGTTGGCACCGTGGAGATTGGCTGGCGTTCACACAGGCCGCGGCATCGATGACTGCGGTTGTTGTGGCGGTTGGCATCGTGTTTGTGCAGGATTGGATGCAGAGCCGCGCTGCGAAGAAGGACCGTTTACGCGATCGGTATCGCTGTTCCACATACGCCGCAGCTCTCATTCAAAATGCAATTGATTGCGCTGTTCTGGTCCTCAACGACGTTGAGATAGTAGCTAAGCGATCCGCTGTGAATGGCGATGTCGCGTTCGATGCTTCTAGGCTTGATAAGGCGTCAGATGCACTGTGCCAAGCCCTTCACAACAGACTGCCCACGGAAATCACCGACGCTATTCTCTCGGCATGGATGGCGACGCAACAGATTTGTCACGCTCTTCACCGAGCAGATCACATTCGCACATTGAATATGGAGCAGCTTCGGACTTGCTGCCGTGAGCAGTATTCGGTATTGAACTCGTCCATGGAAGTGGTACGCCATTCGAAGGCGAAGTGGGAAGTGCGGCTGCGTGCGGATTAGCCGGCTCAGGTGACGGGCGCGAATCATCGGATGATCTCCGGGAAGGCGCCGTGCGTACGGTCATCGAGCAGCCGGCCCGCGGCACGCTTGCCAACCTTGAATGCGTGTACTGGCGACGTGCTAGCAAGGAAGGCATTCGGCGAGCTGATTGGCACATGGTCGCCGTCGATGCGTAAGCACATCTGATCGACCTTGCATGTGCTCCCATACAGATCGTCGATGACGCCTTGATCCTCTCCATTCCGCGCAATGCGGTTTGAGCGATATAGTAATCGCGTTTCGTCCATCTGCGAAATCGGCTTCCACTCGCCCCATTGCTTGAACAGGAACGGTACACTCGCGGCTGCGCACTGGTTCCGCAGCGATCTGGCCCAATCGGGGTGCATTGGCCGCGCGCCGGGGCCGCTTTCGCCGCCGGCGATCACCCAGTCGACACCTCGCAGCCCACGAGAGGGTGCGTCTACGATGTTCCCATTCATGTCCGACCAGAGAGCCCCGCTCGACACCAGATCCACGGGCCCAAGCAGCGGCTCCATCGACAGGAAGCGTACGCGCGCGGGTACTGCGAGCAGCTTCGGAATGTCTCGTTCGGCTTCTTCCTGATTTACGATCGTCGCGCCGAGCCAGACGTTCGACGGAAGAAGGTCGCATAGGGTTGTCGCTTGAACCATCTGCTGAACGTTTCCAATGCGCTTCGTAAGCAAGAGCCAGTCGAGATTCGGCGTGTCGACAATAAGGTCGAACAGGTCGCGGCGCCAGGCCGGGTCGATTGCGTTGTCGAACACGTCCGCGAGCGACGCGCAAAAGACGCGCTGGCGCCGGCCCTGCGCGGCGAAGAACCGCTCGTGCGCGGCATTCCACGCGAGCGGCTTACGCCAGTTTGCGACTGACGTGCGACGCCGCGGCGCGCCAGCGCCCCAGTTCACGGCCGAGCCGCCACCGAAGCGCGCATTGCGCGCCTCGGCATAACAGTGGTCGCATCCCGGACCGACCTTCTGGCAACCTTCCCACGGGTTGAACGTGTGGTCGCACCATTCGATTTTGCTGTTCTCGCTCACGATTTGCTCCCTTGGGTGCGGGCGGCGTCTATCTTGAGATACTCGGCATACTCTGGCCAATATTTCGCGATGCTTTCCGTGTGTTCGGCTGCGGTTCCATCCCATTCGATAACGACAGCAGTAACGGTCGGCCAGTGGTCTGGATCGTGCCCATCAGCAACCGACTGTGCTCGTTGCTTCGCGAGATATTCTCCCCAATACGTGTTGAATGCGGCGGCAACAGCATCGGCCTCATCCTTCGACGGCGCGGCCACAATATCGTCCGGGCCTTGAATATTGAGCATCCAGAGTTTGGTCATTGCTTTTCTCCCGCTCGGGCGGCGTTGATTAGCCGATACACTTCCTGCAATTCCGAGGCGCGCTTGATCACACCATCACGGTTGATGATCGCGAGCAACTCGACGACGCGCGCCGGCACACGCACGTAGTCCGTCACCTCTCCGCTCGGCTGCTGCGTGGGATCGGAGAGAACGGCGCGGACGAACGCGAGCAGGTCGAGCTCATGTTCTTTGGCATTGCGAGAATAGTCGCCACCGTAGTCAATGCGGTACTTGTCGGCTAACTCGAGGATTCTCTTTTCCATCACTTCTCCGCTCGACTGTTTCGCTAGCCGCTGTTTAAGGCCCGCGATTTCCGCCGACTGTGCCGCGAGATAACGGTTTTGGTCTTCGCGCTCGCGCTCGTAGGAAGCGAGCTTGGCCTTGAGTTCGTCAATTTCGGTGCTCGCCTGCTGCGTGGAGGCGAGAAGGGCTTCCCACAGTTCGATTTCTTCTGGCGTCGCCGGGCGACAGCCACCGCCCTTATATGTGAGCACGCTGAACTCCCCGTCGCGCTCGATATGGAACGTCAGCTTACCGGTCATGGTCGGCTCCATTGAGAAGGGCGGCACGGTCGAGACGTTCGAGTTCGGCGAGGATCAGTGCGCCGGCCTTCACGAGATCGCGGCGCGGCGTGGTCGGCTTCCACCAGTTGTGCATCCATGGCCAGAATGACGGCAACGGGTCGGCCCACGCGACACCTCCAGCATTTGCCGCATAGCAGGCTGCGGCCAGCGCGATTGCACCATGCTGATACTGGTCGTCATGCTCCGGCGTCCAGCCCTCCGCTTCTACCTGCCGGCGGCGCTCGGCGAGCATGTCGCGCGCAGCGTCCGTCAGGCGCGCCTCTCCCGCATCGGCGGGGGCGCTGACGGCGTAGCACGGAATCGAATACGGCCGCACCGATGATGCAGTAGCGCCACCATCTGCCAATGCGCGTTGCTTTTGCGCGGCGGTGATTGCCCGGTCGTCATCAGTCATCCATGCAATCGGCTCGCGCGCCTCTGCCGGTGCGTCGGCCTTCTTCGCGATCCACTCGATTAACGACACCTGATCTCGCCTCCAGTCGATCTCGTCGTGCACATAGCCGAAGCGCTCGCAGAGCCGACGATGGAAGTTTTTGAACTTGTGCGTATCGTCCGGTGCGTCGGCCTGTGCGCGATACAGATCGACTTCGAGCCGGAGAACCTGAGCAGCCCGCACGACGCGTTCGATGGCGTTGAGGCCGTCGTCGGTGTCGACTTCATCGTCCCCGATGATCGTCGCGTAGACGGTGGCCAGCGTCTCCGTCATCCGCTTCGCGACGTATGCTTCTTCGCCGAGTGCGTCGGCCTGCGCGGGTTGCGGGGCGGTGTCGGTTACGGCAAGGAGCACAAAATCTCGCCATAGGGAAAGTTCCGGCGATGCAGGCTTGGGCTCGACTCGCAGGTACTTTTTTGCGAGACCGATCATCGCTTCGTCGTTCGCCCAACCGTCGCCTAGAGTATGGACATCGGCTGACAACGCTTGGAGGGCGACGGTCACTCGTGATGCCTGCGCGGGTTGCGGGGCGGCGAGAAGCGCGCGCGCGAAGGACAACACCGTACTTGCGGCAATGCCGTGATAGACCTCAAGGTCTACGTCTACTTTTTCCTCGAATAGTTGGATGATCCCCTCGTCGGTCAGCGCCACCGCCTCCTCGGCGGGCGATGCTGCCGCGCTGGTGTCCCTCAATACGTGCTGAACTAGTGCGTCGAGCGCCATAACACTGCCAAATTCGACGATTCCATCCTCTTTGACGCGGCCGCCCACATGCGCGATCCGCTCGCCTAGCGTCATACCTCCTGTTGGCGTGGGCTGTTTCGTGCTCGCGCCGCAATCTGCGCACTTGCCATCGGCCCATGTCCATTGATGGGTGCACGCCGCCCGCTCGTCGGCCGGCGCTGCCGACGGCTCGCCATCACCCGATTCGAGATAGAAGCACCCAGCGTCGTTGCACGCCTGCGCGGTAGTCGATCCGCAGCGCTTACACGCGCCGTCGGCCGGCGCTGCTGCGGGCAGCTCGACACGGAAGCCGCCAAACAGGTGCGCGACGAACTCGGTCAGGATGAATCGATCTTCGGCGTTCGGTTCGCGCGAATCGTTGTTGTCGCCGACGATTTCGAATGTCTCGATTGCAGCGAGGGCGTCCTGTGCCGTCAGCAGTGCGGGCTGCTCGACAGGAGATGCGGCGAGAAAATACATACGCTTTCGCAGTTCGTATGCCTGGTCAGTGATTCTCGTTGCCAGCTTCTTATCGGTACGGCCGTGCGACAGCAGGCCAGCAGCCGTTACAACATCCATCAGAAACTGATTGATTCCCGTCAGCGCATCAGCGCGGCTCTGTTGTTGGTCGTTCATGGTCGAACCTCGATTCAAGACGGTTTGCGGATCTCGACCGCACACGGCGTGGTCATCACTTCGTGCAAAGCCGCTTCAAGCCATCCCATGACCCACTCATCGCCCACGACGCTTCGAAGCAGTTGGTAAGCGGAGAGCAGCGACGCGGACAAGTAGGAGACCTTCTCTGATTCAGTCATCGTGGCGATGCCGTTGCGGGTGTAGTCGTCCAACACGAGCTTTATCATCCGCATGTCTTCGGCTTTCTCGGCGTCGCTGTATGGCGAATCAGCGTGGATGTTCGCGGTGGTCATTATTCGCGGCCCTCCACGTCTGCCGCAGTGATGACGTACTCACTCACGTTGACGACGCTGTAGAACGTCGGTTTTGCATGCTTCTCGATCCAGCCCGAGAGAAGCGTTTCGAGTTCGGCCTTTGCTTCCGGCGCGATGTCCGGATATCCATCAGCAGCTTCGCCGACCTCGTCATAGGCGCGGTCGCTGATCATATCGATCACGTCGTTGGCGTCGCACAGGCGCACGATTGGGATCGGCTCGACATCGCCGTAGAACACAACATCGCCGACAGCGAGCTCGTCGTGCATATCGAGTAGTTCGTCGAGCGCATCGCACGAGAAGAACTCGTTGTCTTTGCTCCAGACCGTGCGTCTCACATCGGTGGTAGCGCTGCTTCCCGTTTCGTTTGTCACGTTCAAAGATCCTCCAATAGCTTGTCGATCGGCTTGCGCGATTGCAGGACGACGAGAGCCATTTGTCTCTTACCTTCGTCGAACCCCGCCCGATAGGCGGCTTGTTCTGCGGATGTGCGCCCGGTCGGCTCCGTTGTATGCCGTGTGCGATCGCGGCGCACCTTGGGGGGAATTGCACGTGCAAACAGCGCGTGCGGGCCGTCTTCGGTGTCGTAGATCTCGAGCAGCACCCAACCTTCGCCATCGGGTGGCGTCGGCGTCCATGCGCTGCAGTCGGCGTCGGCGCGCTCGTGGTACTGCTCGTAGCTTTCGGCATCGACGTCGGATTCCATGCCGATGAATGCCGATTCGATGCCGAACGCTTCAAGGAACCTGTCGACGCGCACATCCTCGTCGCAGAGGGGAAGCTCGGGATGCGTCAGCCAGCCTTGTTCGTCGCGCTGGATCTCGCGCGGTGCGAGCAGCTTTGCTCGCAGCCCTTCGAGCGAAACGAAGCCGTCGAAGAGCGATTCCCGTGTCGCGGTCGCGAGGTCGAGCCGAAGAGCCTTTGCTTGCTTCAGTGCCTCGTCGCGCTGCGGAGACTCAGGCAGCCTGCCGACAGCACCGACAAGCTCGAATGCGTACTGCGTCAGGTTCACGATGCCGTTCGCGCGCGGTTTCGTCTCATTCGTCATGTCGTGCCTCCGTTCAATAGTCGCGGCCGGGGTAGTAGGTATTGATGCTGTTCTCGTCGCCGTCGATGATCAGCTTCGTGCCGGCGGCGTAGAGCTGAAACAGGCGGCGCTTGAAGCCGTGCATGGGGCCGACAAACAGCGTCTTGCTCGGGTCCTTTCGATCGATCTGCACGCTGTACACGCGGCCGTCGTGGACGTCGATCTGATACGGGCAGTCGTGGGACTTGGTGCCGTATTCGCTGTCCAAGTAAATGTGGTGGAACTTCGAGATGAAGCCGCTCTCCGCGCTAACAATCAGCGTGATCCGGTCCGACTCATCGCACGAGCACGAGCGGTATTGGCGATCGGCGTGCTCGTCCTTGATGAATTCCTCGACGAGTTGCGAAAGCTTGATCTCTGCCGGTGCGGGTGCGAGCAGTTCCTTCATCTGCTGCTCGATCTGCGTTTCGATTGTCGCGTTCAACTGCGCGTCGACCTGCTGTCGGATGATCTTGAGAATGAGGTCGTTGTATCCGGGCAGACCAAGGTTATGAAAGTCGACTTGCAGCGCGGCTTTGACGCGCTCTTTCAATTGCTCGCCGAAGGTCGAGTACGTGCGGAGTTCCTCGTCGATGATCGAGGTGATTGTCTTCGTCAACTTTTCTTCGATCGCCTTCTCGATCGTGCCGGCCGCGACGATGTTCGAGAAGGCAGTGGAGACGGCTTGTTGCAGGTCTTTCATGGCTTGGTCCTTATGCACGTCATTGGAATTCGAAAAAGGTGCTGGTCCGTACAGGCACCAGCTCAAGCAGGGGTTCAAGGGCGGACACTCAGCGCTCGCATAAGGCAGCGTTGCATGACTGCTTGGCATCAATTTGAGGGAATGGCGGGACCCAACCGCCACCGCCGAGCGTCCGCTCTTGAATCTCCGCAGAGGAAAAAGAGGGTGCCGAACTGGCCACCCTTAAAGGCCGCCCATATCCGAGGGGAGAGCCGGGCGCGGGCTCAGAATTTCGTTACTTGATCTGGACGAACGGGACGCTGCTCGAGCCCATGTACTGGGGGAGCTTGCCGTCCCATTTCTCGATCGCCATCTGTTGCAGGATTTGGCTGTTCTCGCGTAGTGCTTTCGCTTTCACCTCGAGCGCTTCGGCCTCGCCCTTGGCGATCGCGACTTGCTTTGCCGCGTCCGCCTCGGCTGCACGCAGTTCGTTCTCCTTCTGCTGCGCGATCTGCGTCGCTGCGATCTTCCCGTTGATCGAGTTCATGACCTGCTCGGGGAGGCGCATCTGATTCACGAAATAGACCTTCTCGACACTGATTCCGACCTTCGCGGCGTTCGCCTTTACCTCGTCCTCGACGCGCTGCTGTAGTGCCGCCTTGCCCCTGCCGTAGACGTCCTCGACCGCCATCGACGCGCCAGCGAGATTCAGGGCGTCGCGCACGATCGCGCGCAGGTAGACGCCCGTGATCTCATCGACTCCGCGCCGATACTTCTGGAACACCTTGGGCGCGTTCTCACGCGGGATCGCGTAGCTGACGCCGATGTCGGTGTTGACCGACAGCCCCTCCACCGTCTGGAACGTGAACGACTCGTCGGACTTGCCAGCTTTGTCCCACACGTAGGACTGCGTGAACGTCGGGAAGATGAACATGTCGACGTTGGGCCCGTTGAAGTAGCGGCCGGGGCCTTTCACCTCGACGTTGACGCCGCGGTCGTCGCCGTAGCGTTGCACCTTCACACCGACGTAGCCGGCCGGGACGTTATCGCAGCCGGCCGCGAGGAACATCGTCGGCGCGAGGATCAGAATCAGAAGCAGGCGTTTCACTTGGTCTCCTTGAAATGAGGGGGGATGAATTTCACAAAGGCGGCGGCATATGCCAGCCACACGAACGGCACGGCGAGCAGGGTGATGCTGCTGTCCTGATTCACCAGCCACGGGGTGACGATCGACAGCAGCACGAGAAACAGCACGGCCGCGACGATGAGCTTCGAAGCGGTTTTGATTGGTATCTCCGGTAAAAAATGGCGGGGCGCGCATACGGGCCGCCCCGCCGAAAGGCCGCGCTTATCCGAGAGGAAATCCCGCGCGCGGCAAGCGGGGAACTGCTGTGTGTGGCTTGCGTTGGCCACAAATCCGCCACGCGCCCGGAACGCCGGAATGTGCGTGGCTATGGGGTGAGTCGTCGTGCTAGGATTCGCAAAAAATACAAGCGGGGATGCGATGAAGAAGGTGTGGCAATGCCTTGAGGTCGGCTTCGCGCTATGTGCGCTCGGAATCGTGGCCGTGTTTCTCGTCTATGCGTTCAAATTGCACAGCAATGATGCCGCTGGCTGGGTACAGGCAGTCGGATCGATAGCCGGCATCTTCATTGCCATCTGGATCGCTGGATCACAGCATCGTGCCGATGTGGCTCGTCGCGCGGACGAAGACGCGAGGTCAGAGTACCTACTGGAGGCGGAACTGGCATGGTTGAGTACCGAGGTCGTCGGTTTTCTCGACCAGTTCCGTGACATCAAGGCGGGCTTTCCAATAGAAGATAGATTCTCCGAAGATGACGTCAGGGATTTGCTCGATCGATTGTCCTGGTGCCGCCAGCGCGCCCGGCACAAGACGCATTTATGGATGGTCGGGCAACTGCGTTCGTCCCTCATGGGTACTGTTCGCGCCATTCGTAGCAAAATAGCTCATACACCGATGGTGTTGACCGATGACGACGTCAAATTGATCAACGATCTTCGGCTGGCGGCAATAGAAGTTTCGGATCTCGCGTTACGTGCGAAAGCGATTCTTGGTCCCTCTGCGGGTGCATGATTACAGCGCTCTTGCTTGGTGGGCGACGCAGAGAAACCAGACACAGCCGATAGTGATGCCGTAGGCGAGGATCATCCCGAAAGCCCGAGCGAGACGCCCGTTCGGCCGAGCGCACGCGGCGAGTAGGTCATTGTCGAAAGCGACTCTGTTCATGATGGTCTCGTGTCGTCGCAATTACCGACGGTATGCATGGGTCGAAGCGGCGAAAGGCTCGATGGACGTATCGGCTGCCGGCTCAATGCGCTGCATGGCGCCGGACGGCATGAGCTCGATTGCGTCGAGGCAATGTCCGGCGAAGTAGTTGCGATCATGGCGCTCGATGGCGTCTTGGAGCTTGGCCCATGTCAGGGTTTCACGGACGTTGTATTCGTGATTTGCATGGATGTGAAGCATCGCGGTCCCCGGTGGGTTGTGATTGCCCGCAGGGCGGGCGCGGTTGGTCAGGTGGCGTCCTGATCGATTCGCTTGATGCATGACTTAGCGTCACGGATCGCCTTTTCATGGCGTGCGACGGCTTCCGGATAGTGCTTCATCGTGGGCTCAGAAGCCGTCAGCGCTACCATTGCGCCGCGAAGCGCATCGACGAGCTCGGTGTAGAAGGGAAGATCCGCAACGTCGGCGACGCGGTTGCAGGCTTCGAGTACGGTTTGTTTGTCCATCATCGTTCTCCTGTAGCGGGCGCGGTTGGTCAGTGCATGTGGTGCTCGTCGCGGCCGATGTGCTTCATCGCACGCGTAACCTCGACGACGAGCCAGAGAATCAGCAGGGCCAAAGCCCCAGTCACGAAGTGCTTCACCTCAGCAGCCTCCGCGAAGATCTTCGATGCCCTGAGCGATCAGATCGCTTGCAACTTCGCGCAACAGGTGCTCGACAAGCGCGCCGCGAGGCAGACGGCGCAGTTCGAGGAGGTTCTTTGCGGCTTGGCTCACGATCGGCTCCTAGACCTTGAGCCCGATCGACCGTAGAAAGAGGCGTCGGTCGTATTCGAGCTTCAACCGGGCCGCGTGCCGCATTGCATGGGCGCGGCCGATGTTCTCGCTGTACCGATGAGATAGGCCGAGTACCGCCCACGTCTCACGGCTCGCGTTTGCGCTGACTTCGAGGTCAGCTGCTGCGTTTTCGAGCCACTCGACCGACACGGTCGGCAGCTTCCGTTTCGCTTCCACTGGATCTCCTTTCGAAGAGTCACGATCACGATCCTCGCTTCCCCTCATGATTTAGTAGTCCGAATTCAAAACAACGATCAGGGCGTAACACCAATCGATCTGCTTCCTTGTCAGTTTTCATGGGATGGGGCCACTGCCGCGACTTCCGGTTTCGCTTTCCCCTCCGAACGACAATCCGGCTATCTCGCGAACCGCCACGTGCGTCGCGACCAACTCCGGCATCCTCTGGCTCCCTCGCCGCGGCCAGACCACGTCCGCATCGGCAGGACCCCATCTCATGAAAGCTGAGTGGTGTCGGGCGCTACCCCGTTTCTCGGCTACACCGTAGAGCCGACCGGTTGCTCCCTTGCGGGTCCCGGTACGCTGGCACTCTTAAAGATCGATCCGCCGGAGCGGTGCAGCGAGCAAGGCTGCGGTATGGATTGGAGAATAAACAAGAGTTTATCAAGAGTCAACAAAAGTTTGTGTCTGTGTGGGAGGGCAAGTTCGACCGCGTGTGGCGAAGACGCGGATCAGCCTGTAAATTCTTGGGAGGAATTGGACGCAATCATGAAAATTCAACCTCTCCCACCTCTTCAGTGCCTTGTTTTCTTCGACGCAGCCGCAAGACACGGCAACTTCACGCGAGCAGCCGAGGAATTGAATGTGACGCAAGGCGCGGTTAGCAAACAGGTTGTGAAGCTCGAGACGTTTCTTGGGACAACTCTCTTTGTCCGAGATGCCAAGGCCTTGCATTTGACTCGCGCGGGCCAGCAGTACGCTGATCGGGTGCATGCGATTTTGGCCGACTGTGTTGAGGCAACTGCACTTGTGATGAAGGAGCAGACTCCGCACAGCCTTACTATTGCGTGCGCGTCCGGCACTGCAACATTGTTTTTGGCGGATCGGATTGCCGAGTTCAGCGCGGAGCATCCGGAAGTCTCCGTGCGAATTCTTGTTCGAGAAGGCGTGTTCAATTTGAACGCGGCCGAATTCGACATTGGCGTCTACTACATTCGCGACGTTCCTCCCCCCGGCATTGCTGGAACGGCGATCATCGCGGAGGACGTTCACGCATACTGCGCGCCGACGTTTCTCGCGGGGCGCCGCGTGCCTCCCCAGGACTTGATGGAGGCAACTTTACTTGTTGCGGAGGAACAGCAGCGTCAGTGGATGGGATGGCGAGATTGGTTTCGCCTGACTGTCGGCGAAATCGGGTTTCGTCCGGCTCGAACTATTTCTGCGAACAGCTACCCAGTACTGCTGCAACTGGCACTGCATGGGCACGGAGCAATTTTGGGCTGGAAGCATATGATCACGCCACTTGTTGAGAGCGGGAAGCTGGTTTTAGCGTCGGATGCGCATGCAAGCTTCGGCGGCGCGTATCAGGTCATCTGGCCTGCGGATCGCCGAGACACGCCCGCGGTCACGATGTTTCGCGAGTGGCTACTGACGCATGTATAAGTCATACGATTGGTTCAATTTGCATCATTCCTTATGGTCAGGCTGCCCCGAGAATTTTTCATAGTAAGTAATTCGTAAATAGACGTAATATTTCGTGCGCGATCAAATCTTGTTTGATAGCCGTAATAACTCAATAATCCGAGGGCACGAAATAATGCAAACATCAACGTACGCGCGCGAGGCCGCGCCGAGTGCGAGCTCCGACACGCATCGGAGAGCTGTAATCGCCGTCATCGTCGGAAATGGTTTCGAATGGTTCGATTTCATTTCGTATAGTTTCTTCTCAGTCATTATTGCGAAACTATTTTTCCCGTCGACGGACGACAACCTGTCTCTGTTGCTGTCGGTTTCGACGATTGGCGTAGGCTTCTTTATGCGTCCGATCGGTGGCATCGTGATTGGCGGAATTGCGGACAAAGTGGGGCGCCGAGCAGCACTTACGGTCACGATTGCATTGATGACCGCCGGGACGGCGATGATTGGATTCGCGCCGACATACAAAGATGCAGGGCTTGGTGCGCCACTGATGATTGTCGTCGCGCGTCTACTTCAGGGATTTTCGGCTGGAGGGGAAATGGGAGGTGCGACAGCGTATCTTCGCGAGCGCGTGCCGGCCGAGCGGCATGGATACTACACGAGCTGGATTCAGGCGAGTATCGGGTTCGCGATTATCCTTGCGTCAGTTCTTGCGATGTTTATCGTGAAGTGCCTCGATGAGCAGCAGATCGAATCTTGGGGCTGGCGAATCCCCTTCCTTCTCGGACTCGGTCTCGGCCCGGTCGGGATTTATATCCGCAGTAGGCTGAACGACCCTGGCTTTCCCGCAGACGAGCGTTTGGGCGAGTGTGCGCCGGTCGTCGAGGTCGTCAGGAGCTTTTCGCGTGAGGCGCTTGTCGGATTTGGTTTAGTCGTCTTCTGGACGGTTTGCTCTTATGTCCTACTGTTCTACATCCCGACCTACGCTTCGAAGGTTCTGAAACTCCCGTCTTCTACGGGTTTCATCGCAGTGCTTGTCGGCGCGTCAATTGTTCTCTTCGTCACACCTTTGATTGGACACCTTTCCGATCTGTTTGGGCGCCGCTGGTTCCTTGCGGGAGCGTTGCTCGTTGCGATCGTCGCGGCTTATCCGCTGTTCGCTATGTTGAATGCCGCACCAGGGTTGAAGACGTTGCTCGTGTTCCAGGTGGTGTTCGGGCTCGTTATCGCCAGCTACGAGGGGCCAATCCTGGCGGCGCTTAGCGACATGTTTCCAGACGGGGTTCTGTCGACTGGGATTTCGATCTCGTACAACCTCGCCGTGATCACGTTTGGTGGATTCTCCGCCGCGATCATTACGTGGGCGATTGCGACCACGCACAACAACCTCGCGCCGGCATTCTACGTGATAGCAGCGGCCATCGTGAGCTTGATATCCGTGTCTCTCTGGCAACCTCGCAGGAAGTAGAGCCGATTGGGCGAGCCTCTCGATGGACGATGCCGAGAGGCGCGCACCCTGCGAACGTTCAATCAGACCTACGAGGTGGCCACTTGAAGAAATACAACAGGGAGTTTGCCGCGGGGGCGTTGCAGTCCGTGAGCCTTATTGCAAAGGATCTCGGGATTCTCGCGGCAGAGAGAATTCGACATTTACAAGCGATCTTCTCCGCGATTGATGCACTGTCGGATCGGTCGGATCAATCATGCATTACGAGCGACCTTGCGCGGTGCGGGAGATGGATTGCAGGGGATGTCTGCGGTGACATTGACGACGCCGTCGAGTCTATAGCGCAAACATTGCAAGACGTCCACTAACGATCGCCGCGAAAGGCGGCTATCAGGGCCGCGACTTTTTCTGCGTCCGCAATGGGCAGCTCGAGGAGGTCGCGGACGGCCTGCTGTATCGACTCAGGAGCAGCATCAAATCTCTCCTGAATCTTCACCTTCTTCCCCGCCCCGACAGGCGGTTTTCGCGATCGACGCAGCGCGTCAAGTCCCGCGCTGTCGAGGCGCGACAAATCGTCCTCAAGCAACACGTTCAAATCAACCCGGAAGTGTTTTGCTAGCTGTGGCGCAAGATCCGACCGGCTACTGTCGCGCTTTTCCAGCGCATAGATCGGCTGCTGTGATTCGATGCCGATAGCGCGCGCAAGGTCCGGACGGGTTTCGCCCGTCAGGGTGCGTAGTCGTGCGACGTTCTTTCCGAGTGCCATGAGCCGGACTCTATAAACAATTGTATATTCGATCAATAAACGAGAGTTGACTGACGATAAACTATGGTTTATCGTTCGCGCATGAACACTCCGTCGCAACTCTCACCATTCGAAACGTTGTGCCTCGCAGTCAGCCTTTGCGACTCGCAAGCCGACTTTGCGAGGAGGGTCGGCGTATCCCCCCAAGCTGCAAGTAATTGGATTAAGCGGGACCGCCGTGCGCCGATCGAAGCTTGTCCATTTGTTGAGCGCGCCGTTGATGATCCGCGCGTCGTGTGCGAAACGCTCCGGCCGGACTACCAAGGTTGGGTCGTCTTGCGCCAACTGATGCTGCGCGGCGACGAGAGCTTGCGGGAGCAGAAGGAGCTCGCGGGATGACGCCCTCGGGTTCAATGAAGTAAGGGGCGAAATCGCTTTCAGTTATTTTATCTTGTTTGGGTTAACGATATCCTATTGGGCATGCTGTCCCTTACGGGCCAGCGGAAGGAGTCAACGTGACAAATGCTAACGACAAGTGCGCTGTGACGATCGAGGCAAGTCCCATTGGAACGGGGCGCGTCTTGATTGATGGTGTTGAAGTCCGGTGCGTCCAGAGCGTCAACGCGCGCTTCCGAGCTGGGCAGGGGCCGGTAGTGGAACTGGGATTGGTCGCTGATGGCGGCACCCAGATCCACTACGACGGCGCGAACCTCTACGTCGAAGAAACTGCCATGCCCGCGGCACTCGAAATCGCTCTGTGGAAACACCTCGCGAAGAAGTACGGCCGCGAAATCGACGTTACAACGATGAGTTCGTCGACGCGCGATTACTGCCTCGTTGGCGACTAGATTCGCGTGATCTCGACGCCGCTTCGCACGAGTCGAAAGACATTTTCCGAGACGCGGTTCAGTGGCTCACCGTTCGAAAGTCGATATTCTTTCAGGCCCAACTCGCTGCTCTGTTCAGCGAACGTGCTTGTGTCGATCACGTCCTGGCGGACAACGACGTTGTACTTGTTGCCGCTTTTGTCGACTGCTTCGAAACGGTCAGTAATTACGCTCATTGGGTCTCCGTTTGTGGCTACTTCGTGGTGTGGAAATCCGAATTCTGCCATGGGCGTGAGACCCACCCATTTGAACCAAAGCGTGTGTCGCCTGTGGAAAGCGGCGTAGACGCTCAATAGCAACACCCAAGCCATTCACGAATCCTCGTTCAAAGCGTTGAGGATGAGTTTAGTAGTGCGAATGGTGCGAAAACACGTTTGTTTGGAGGATCGATTGAACATTCTCGATACGGCGCACGCCGTCGCTCACAACTATCCGGGCGGGTGCGAATCGCTCGCACCGCGCCTCGGTGTATCGCCCGCCGTGCTTCGGAGCAAGGTGAATCCGAACACGGGTACGCACAAGCTCACGCTTCAGGAAGCGGTGCGCATTGGCGAGGTGACGGACAACGACGCGATTCTCGAAGCGTGGGCGGGCGAGCGCGGCTACGCGCTCGTGAAGTTGCCGAGCGCCGTTGACTGCTGCGACGCCGCGATCGTCGAGCTGATGGGCAAGGCGTGGTCGACGCACGGCGACGTCGGGCAGGAGATCGTGAAGACGCTTGAAGACGGCCGTGTCGAGCGGCACGAGATCGAGCGCGTGGATCACCGAATCTTCAAGCATGCGCAGGTGCTTCTCGATATCTCCGCGCGGCTGCGCGGCATGGCCGAGTAGTGGGGAGCGCTTGAGTGTCGCCTACTACAACGAGCACGATCAAGTCGCCGCGGAGTGGCTGCGCAACCTCGTTGCGGCAGGCCACATCGCGCCCGGTGACGTCGACGAACGCGACATCCGCGACGTGCATCCCGACGACCTTCGTCCATACGCCCAGTGCCATTTCTTCGCAGGCGTCGGCGTCTGGTCCTACGCGCTTCGTCGCGCCGGATGGCCCGACGATCGACCTGTTTGGACGGGTTCCTGTCCGTGCCAACCTTTCTCCGCGGCAGGCAAAGGACTTGGGTTTGATGACGAGCGGCACCTCTGGCCTGCTTGGTACTGGCTCATCGGTCAGCGCCGACCTGTCGCAGTGCTTGGCGAGCAGGTTGCGAGCGCTGCCGGGCTCGGCTGGCTCGATCGAGTTTGCACCGACCTCGAGGACGCGGACTACGCCTGCGGGGCGGTCGATTTCTGCGCTCGCCGCGTCGGATTTCCGCTTCGACGGTCGCGCCTTTTGTTTATGGCCCACCCCTACCGTCAACGACAGCCGTGGCGGCCGCAACCGAACCGCCGTGCGGTCGAACCCGAACAGTGCACATCACGACGGAGTCACGTTGGTGGATGCGGCGCGGCTGCACTGCCTGACTGGCGAGATGTTGTCGGCGCCGACGGAAATCGTCGGCTGCTTGAATCCGGCACTGAGCCGCTCGTTGATGGGGCTGCCGGCCACGTGGGACGACTGCGCGCCTACGGCAACGCGATCCATGCGGAAGCGGCGGTTGCGTGGATCGAAGCGTGCCGAGGAGTGATCGGATGAACTGGCTCGATCAATCCCACCGCGGAGACTGCCGTGACCTGATGCGCGCGATGATCGCCGACGGCGTGCGTGTGCAGACGATCGTGACGTCGCCGCCGTACTGGGGCCTTCGCTCGTATCTGCCTGACGGACATCCCGACAAGGGCAGGGAGATCGGCAGCGAGTCGACACTGCGCGAGTTCATCGACACGCTCGTCGGCGTGTTCGAGCTCTGCCGCCAACTGCTCGTGGACGACGGGACGCTCTGGCTGAACATGGGCGATGCCTATGCCTCATCGGGCGGACAGACGCCGATGCGCGGAGAGACGTTTGCCGGGCGCGCTCGCGCTAAGGAGAACATCTGCCTGAGCAACAGGAAAGCGGGCATCGACGGTCTGAAGGTCAAGGATCTGATGGGCCAGCCGTGGCGTCTTGCGTTTGCATTGCAGGATGCCGGCTGGTATCTCCGACAGGACATCATCTGGCACAAGCCGAACCCGATGCCCGAGAGCGTGCGCGACCGCTGCACTAAGGCACACGAATATCTGTTTCTGCTTTCGAAGAGCGAGCGCTACTACTACGACTTCCACGCGATGCAGGAGCCTGTGAGCGGTGGTGCTCATGCACGTTCGCCCGGCAATCGGTCACACAAGGCCACAAATGCATTTGCGGCGGGCGACGAGCATCACCGCACGAAAAGCGGACTCGTCGCGTACGCCGAGCGGCAGCGCGCCGCGGGCGTCAATCCGAAAGCTGTAGCGGTCGCCGGTTGGCAGACGGGACCGGGCGCACATTCGACTGTCGAGCACAACCGCGGCGCTCGTGCAAAGCGGCAGAAGCAAAACGAATCGTTCTCGGCAGCCGTCACCGACGTTGTCGCGAGTCGAAATCGCCGGAGCGTCTGGACGATCCCGACGCAGTCGTTCGACGGCGCCCACTTTGCAACTTTCCCCGAGGCGCTCGTCGAACCTTGCGTGCTCGCCGGCAGTCGGCCGGGCGACGTCGTGTTCGATCCGTTCTTCGGCAGCGGCACGACCGGACAAGTAGCGCAGCGCCTCGGCCGCCGTTTCATCGGCTGCGAACTCAACCCGGACTATGAGCCGCTGCAGCGCGATCGTCTGCGGCAGCCGGGATTCGTTTTGGAGGTCATGTGAGCGAGCGCCCAACCCTCCACGTCGTTTCTCTGTCCGGCGGCAAGGACAGTACCGCGACGCTGTGCGTCGCGCTCGAACGGCACGGTTCGGAGAACGTGCGTGCTGTGATGGCGGATAGCCCAGTCTCGTTCTTTCATCAGGGCACAACGGGCCATACGGGACAGGCGTCCACGATTTGGAAGGTCGTCGACTGGTCGAAGACGAGCTGCGGCGGCCGTCAATACGACCTTCTCGCGGACGCAGAACCTGCGACGGCATGCTCGTCCGCATACGGGCTCTGCGAATAGCTCCACACACCAACTATCTCAACAGGAGCCACTGATGGCCAAAAATTCAATCGACGTCTACGGGGCATCGGGCAAGGGCAACGTCCTTTCGATGGACCCCGACAAGCTGACGCTCGTCACGGACCCGAAGCACCCGCTGTACGACCGGCGCGTACATCAGGCGCCGAACGCGAAGACGGTTCGGAACTATCGCGCACAGGGCGTGCTTGAGCCGGTGTTCTTCTACAAAGACCCGGAGACGGGCGAGAACCTTGTGATCGACGGCCGTCGCCGAGTGATTAACGCGCGCGAGCTGAACCGTCAACTGATCGATGCGGGCGAAGAGCCGATCACGATTCCAGCGATCCCAAAGCGCGTTATGCGCGACAGCGACAAGTCGTTCGTCGGAATGATGGTCAGCACGAACGAGATCCGCGAAGAAGACTCGCCGATCAACCGGGCCGAGAAGATGGCTCGCATGCTCGACGTCGGCCACACCGAGGATGCTATCGCCGTCGCGTTCGGTGTCGAGGTGCCGACCGTGCGCTCTGCTTTGAAGCTGCTCGACTGCTGCATGGCGGTGCGTGACGCTGTTGAGGCGGAACAGATCACTGTGTCGCACGCGCTGAAGCTTGCGAAGCTGTCGCCCGACGAGCAACGCGCGAAGGTTCAGGCGTTGATCGATGCCGCTGACGGCAAGGAAGGGCACGCGCGCTCGCGTGCGCAGAAGGCCGTGCTCGGCGGTACGGCGGCACGCGTACGTCCGCGTAAGCAGATCGAGGCGGCGCTCGCGGAGGCGACGGGCGAGCGCTTGGCGGCGCTGCGATGGGTGCTCGGTATTGACGACGCGGAAAGCGCACAGGAGGCCGCCGAATGAGTTTCGAGCACCTCAACCGCGCTATGCGCGAGCAGTTCCCGCCGACGGCCAAGGTGATCCTGATCTTTCTGGCGCGGTTGGCCGACGAGCAGGGGAATTGCGATCCGTCGATCGACGCCATTGCGGAATTCGCGGGCGTGACGCGCGTGACCGTGTCGTCGACCCTTCGCACGTTGGAGGAGGCCGGTGCGCTGCGCATTACGCGCCGGCCCGGTCACCCGAGCGCCTATCGCTTGACTCTCGGGAGAGCGTCTTGACTCCGACCGACATCAAAGAGCCCGTTCCGGCGCGCGCTGGCGAAGTGACGCCCGTTGCGGTGACAGCTCGCGCAGCGGCCACGCGTACGTGTCTGTCATGTGGCGCAAAGACTGACGCTGACGGCGCGTTGCCGTGCGGGCACTGAGGAGCCTATGAGCGTCAAGGTTATGAACGCGGTGTTCGAGCGCTATCCGGAAGGCGGCGGCGAGATGATTCTCGCGCTGGCACTTGCGGACCATTCGCACGACGACGGCACGCACATCTATCCGAGCGTCGACAAGTTGGCTGCGAAGACGCGCCAATCACCGCGTGCAGTGCAGTACCAGCTTCGCCGGATGCAGCAGTCGGGCTGGCTAATTCTCGTGAGCGAGTCGAAGGGCGGGCGTGGGAATACGCGCGAATACCGAATCAATTCGGACTGGATAAACGGTGCAGAACTTGCGCCCATTTCGTCGGGTTCAAAGGGTGCAAAAAATGCACCCAATGGAAAGGGTGCAAACGACGACGTAAAGGGTGCAACTGACGACATAAAGGGTGCAAATCACAGCACTAAAGGGTGCAAAGCTTTTGCACCCGAATCATCAAGAACCGTCATAGAACCATCAGAGAACCATCAACCCGCGCGGCGTGCGCCGCGAGTTGCGTTGCATGGCGAACTGCGATCAATCGAGCTGCCCGACTGGTTGCCCGTCGACGCGTGGCTCGACTGGTGCGAGCACCGCGAGGCGAAAGCGGCGGAGAAGTCGGCGCCGTGGACACGCCCGGCGGCGAAAGTGTCGCTGCGCCGCCTCGAGAAGCTGAGAGAGCTTGGGCATGCCCCGGCGGACTGCATCGACGAAGCGGTATTGCGCGGCTGGACGGGGCTGTTCCCGGTGAAGCCGGACGGCACGGCGACGAGCGGGCAGGACGTGCCTGCCGACTGGCACAAGAGCGCGCAAGGTGTCACTGACCGCGGTAAGCAACTCGGCATCGAGCAGCGCGAGGGCGAAGTGTTCATGCGTTTTAAGGCGCGCGTCGTCAAGGCGAACGGGCCCGGCGAGGCGATGGAGGAAATGCTTCGCGAGGCTGGTCGCTTTGGGAATGAGACCTACGAGCAGTTGTACCGGTACTTCAACGACATCCCGCGCGATCAGGAGGCGACGTGACGAAGCGCGCTTCATGGCCGCTCGTCGTTCCCGAGGGTACGGCGATGGTTGGCACGGCACGCGTGCGCGACGACCGAACTATCGGTCGCAGCTTCGCCGAGCGCGAGCTGGCGCGCCGCACGGGCAAGCAGCCGAACTCCGAATTCGACGAAATCGCATCCGGCGACCTCGACCGGCCACTCTTCACGCCGGTAACGACGGCGAAGCGCTCGAAGTACCGCAACACGAAGTGCGAGCACGACGGCATCAGGTTCGACAGCAAGCGCGAGCGGTCGCGATGGTTCGAGTTGATCAAGCAACAAGACGTCGGGCTGATCAGCGGTCTTCGGCGTCAAGTGGCGTTTGAGCTGATCGCGCGTCAGCGGCGTTCCGACGGTTCGATCGAGCGAGCAGTCGAGTACGTTGCCGACTTCACCTATCGCAATTCGGTGGGTGAGCTTGTGGTCGAGGACGTGAAATCAGCGGTGACACGGAAGAACAAGGACTACGTCATTAAACGAAAGCTGATGCTCCGAGAGCACGGCATCACGATTCAGGAGGTCGAGTGAAGAAGACGGTGAGCTTGAGCACGGGGAACTGGCTGATCTGCGATTGCTTGAAGCGGAAGGCCGGCCGCCGCGGGCTGACGATTGAGCAGATCGGATACGAAGCGTCGATGACGACTGATACGGTGAAGGGGCGCATACGAATGGGAGCCGGTACGGGCTCGAAAGATGGGAGAAGCAAATTGCCAGTGAGGATGTGGGTTGAGATTCCGGACGGTTCGTATAGCGTGCCGAGACATCGCGGACGTGGCGGAATTATCGTCTGTGAGCGGAAGCGCGAGATCGACGCGACAGTATTTCGAATCGCTCGAATCGCCACCGTTAAGCGCCAGTTGGTCGCGGCCGTCGAGGTGGATGCGTTTATTCCCGAAATGCACCGATCGCGCATCCCGGAGTGCGATGGCCGTTGGGTGGGGCCGGGCGTTTTCCGGACGAAGGCATACGTGCATCGCAATAGGCATTCGGGCGTGCTCGGCGCATTCATCGAGAGCGGAGATAGCGCATGGGACGTGCGGGGGATGTCGTGAGCGCTCATCTCTACTTCAATATGAGCGACATCGTGGAACCGGTGGCAAAGATGGCGATACGGAGAAGTGAAGCGCTTACCGGGAACAGGTTCATTGCATTCCCCGGCTGTCCGCTCGAGGGTGTCGAGCTCGACGACGGCCAAATCGAAATGCGGTTTCCTCGAAGCGAGGAGATACGGACCGTGCTGATCAACTGGCTGGTGTACTGGGGCACCCCGTTCCGCGTTCTTCCATGAGACAACAGATGGATTTCATTTTCGATAGCACTCGCCAAGCGCTGCACGTGTCGTTCATGATTCTGGCGAGCGAGCCACGCGCGAAGAACGTGCTTCGAACGGCGCTTATTCGGGCAATGGAGCTCGAGCCCGAGCTGTCCGAGGAACAGCGCAAATGGCTCGGGCAATTGACCGGATCGGCCGCTGACTCTACAGTGAACTTCAGCGGGCTCGACGCGGCGGAAGTGCGGGCACAGTGTGCTGCCGTGGTGAGTGCGGTCCGCACGAAGCTGATGGACGTCGAGCGATGGGCGGTGATCGCGCGCTTTGGTCAAATGGGGGACACGCGGGACGCTGATGGCGTGAAGCGCTACTACTTCCTCTCCGAGCGCTCCGAAGCGATCCAGAACCTTTCGCGTTGGCTGGAGCCGTCGTTCCCCGGCATTTCGAACCTCGCGCTCGACTGTCTGCTTGCTCGGCTGTATGTGAATCACGCGCGCGCGACGATCAGCTTTCGCGATCTCGAGCGCAGTTTCGGCGCGAGCCATATGACATACAAGCGCGTGTACGGAAAGATCGCGGCGCGCCTGCGGGAAGTGGAGGCGTTAGCGGTAGGCCGGCTTACGCCATATTTCGAAGAGACTGGGCTGATAAGCTGTGCAGCCGAATGCGCATAATTGATACTTTCAGTGGACCGCTGACGAGCGGTAAGATGGCGACCATCAATTACGTGCCCGGGGGCCAATTGCAATGGCAGAGATGGATCGTCAATGGATCGAGCAACTGATCAAACGACCTCAGGAGAGCCTCGCGGTCGAGATCAAGACATGGATAGATCCAACCGGACCCGCCGGCCAAGAGAAGATCGTCAGGGCTGCAATTGCCTTGCGCAATCACGGAGGGGGAGCGCTCGTCATCGGGCTTAATAACGATACGCTTAAAGCGGAGTGCAATGGCAAGCCAGACGATGTTCGCGCAGCGTTTCACGTCGATGTGATCCAGGGGGTAGTTTCGAAATATTCATCCGAGACATTCGAAGTTGCGGTCGAGTTTGTAGAGCATGATGGCGTCATTCACCCTGTGATAGTAATACCGCCTGGCGTTCAAACGCCCGTTTGCGCGAAGGCAACGCTTACTGGTGAGGGCGGCAAGGTTCATGTTGAGAAGGATGCCGTCTATGTCCGCACTCTGGAGAGCAATAATACAGCGAGCACTTCAAAGGCAAAAGCGAAGGACTGGAGGCGACTAGTCGACATCTGTTTCGAAAATCGTGAAGCCGACATTGGGCGGTTTCTCCGCAGGCATCTGGCGGGCGTTGACGCCAGTGCGTTACGCGAGATTATGAGCACTGTCGTGGGTAGTGCTCCGATTCAGCAATCGATGAGCGAGCAGCTGGAAGGCGTGTTGGGGCAAGGGGCAGCCCGCTTTCTCGCGTTGACCAAAGAGCGCGGGCTGAATTTGCCGCCGCACGGATCTTGGGAAGTCGCCCTAATCATTGACGGGCAGTTTCAAGTGCCTGCCTTGAGCGAGTTCGCTAACCTGCTCAGTTCAAGCAACCCTTCATATACGGGGTGGCCGGTGTGGCTAAGCAGCCGGCAGTTCGGTAACAGGGACCAGCGGCCATACATTATGGAAGGTTCGTGGGAAACGCTTATCGCGGACTTTGGCCCGGCGATGTTTCTAGCTCTCGACTTTATGCGACAGGACCCGAGCGGGCGTTTCTATCTTTACCGAGCTTTAGAAGACGACATCACGTGGAACGGCAGGGCGCCGAAGCCGATGGCTTTCCTCGACGCAATCCTGCCGATGCTTCGAGTTGCCGAGGCAATCGCGGTGGGCATCGCGTTTGCCGCTGCACTGCAAGTCGATGAGCGGGCAAAGCTCGAGTTCATGTTTCGCTGGAAAGGGCTGAAAGATCGCGTGCTGACGTCATGGGCAAATCCGGCGCGCTACATCACGCCTCGCACGGCGAAACAGGACGCGGTGACATCTATGGTTACGGTTCCAGTCGACGTGCCACCATCCGCGCTTGCAGAGTATGTGAAGACGGCGATTAAACCGTTATATGAGATCTTCGATGGCTTCACTCTACCCGGTTCGGTTGTCGACGAGCTTACGCAGAAACTGCTTGAGCGGCGGTTGTAGTTCAACGAGTCTTGGGATAGCGGACGCACTGCGGCTGTCGCTTCGCCAGCGCAGTGACGTATCCTGCTAGCTGTGCGCGGATGCCAGCGACGTCGAACTCCGAGGTCTGAGTGCCTACTTGACGCCACTGTTACAGCTGTATATGATCTTTGCCATGCTGCACAAGTTGCATGCGAGAAGCTCCGCCGGTTCGCCGTGCGGGGCTTTTTCATTTCCGCACCGGGAGTTGCTGTGGCCGTTCTGATGTTTCGCTGTCGTTCGCACTGGGTGCGTGCGGCTGTGGCGGTCATCGAGTTCATGCGACTGCATTACGCAGATCGACGAGACGAGCGACATTGCGTTACGACTGTGCAGGCGGCAACTCGATCAAGTCGTCGACGGGCACGGCAAGTGCGCTGGCGATCTTAGACAGCACGTCGGTAGTACCGACGCGCTGCCGGGTTTCGATTTGGCTGAGATACGGTTTGCTGATGCCGGCTGCTGCGGCGAGCGCATCTTGCGTCATGCGCAGATGATTGCGCCAAGCTCGAACAGGGTGATCGCCCGCCAGTTCAGCTTCGAGCACAGCGGCCGGGATGCGGCGACCGTCGTCGCTTGCCTTGGCCTGCGCGTAGAGCGCTTCATCTTCGAGGTCTTCGATCAGGTCCTTCACGCGGTCCCACAGTTCGATGGGGACCACGGCAAAGGCCCGGTGGCCGTCCTGCTCGATAAATTGAACTTCGGTCATTTGTAGGCACCTCCACGGGGTTTGACGGCCAGCACAACGATCACGACGCGGCCATCTTCGATTTCGTACAACACACGCCAATCGCCAACTCGGAGCCGGTAGCCGGGCTGGCCCGCCAACTTTTTCGCGTTCGGATTCGGTGCGTAGGGGTCAACTGCCAGTGCATCGATCTTTGCCCGAATCGTCGCCGAAATGTTGCGCGGCATTGCCTTGAGGGCTTGGGCGGCTTGTTTGGTGAATTCGATTGAGTGCATGAACGCATGTTAGCACATTGCTAACAAACATGCAAACAAAGTTAGCGGATTTGTAGAGATGGCACGACGCCCGATGAAGCCGTGCAAGCACCGGGGGTGCGGTGCGCTCGTCGCGGATGGTAAGTCGCACTGCGATCAACATGCGCACGAGGCCGTCAAGTGGAAGTCCGACGCGGTGCGCGGCAATCGTCATGCGCGGGGATACGGAACCGCGTGGGACAAGATCAGGCAGCGCATCTTACGCCGCGACAGCGGCCTCTGTCAGCCCTGTTTGCAAGCAGGGCGCGTGACTGTCGCCACTGCGGTTGACCACGTTATTTCGAAGGCGCGGGGTGGCACCGACCACGACGAGAACCTGCAAGCGATCTGCCGTGACTGTCACGCGGCGAAGACGGCGCGCGAGCGGTTGAGGTGACGTGGTGGTGGCTGCGCCCGTCGTTGCCCGCCCGGCGTATGCGCCGGGCGGGGAGGGGGGTGAAAAAGTCTAGGAGGTGTCGCCTCCGGGACCGCCCGCTTCGTCAAATTTTCACGCCCGCGAAAAATGAAATTTAAAGGTTGAGCAAAACATGCCCGGAGTTGCGGGCCGCTCCGGACGTCGACCGAAGCCCGTTGCAAGAAAAGAGGCCGCCGGTAATCCGGGCAAGCGGCAGTTGAATACCCAAGAGCCCGATTTTGGGCTGGTGACAAATATCGATCCGCCGGAATGGCTTGATCCGCTGGCGGTCGAGATGTGGGAGCGCGTTGCGCCCCTGCTCTGCAAGCAGAAGATTCTCCAGTTCACGGACCTGCATAACGTCGAGATTTTTTGCGCGGCATACGGCAACTGGCGACGCGCGCAAGAGCAGCTGGCGCGTGAAGGCCCGGTGGTAGAAGGGGCACAGGGCGGCCCGGTGAAAAACCCGGCCGCGACCGTCGTGAAAGAGGCAGCCGGCCAGATGGCGACGTTCGGCGCGATGCTCGGGCTCGATCCGTCGAGCCGTCAGCGTCTGATCGGCCCGAAAAAGAAGAACGCCGGCAATCCCTTTGCCGATCTGCTGGGTTGACGCATGGCACGAGAGTCTTTTCCGCTGGTCGCGCGAGCGAACCAGTTTGCACGTGACGTCGTGCGCGGGAAGGTGCCGGCATGTCGGTGGGTGATTCTCGCGTGCCAGCGTCATCTGGACGATCTCGCGGCGAGCAAGTCGGCCGCGTTCAAGTACAAATTTGACCCGGCAAAAGCGGAAAAGAAGCTGCGGTTGATTCAGCTTTTGCCGCATACGAAGGGCGAATGGGCCTACAAGCGCCAGCTCGTGACGCTCGAGCCGTGGCAGCTGTTCGGCTTGGCTTGCACGTTCGGCTGGGTTAGGAAGAAGACGGGATTTCGGCGCTTTCGCGAGTCGTACTGGGAGGTGCCGCGCAAGAACGGCAAAAGCGTGATCGCCGCGGGCGTCGGGATTGCGATGTTTACCGCCGACGACGAATTCGGCGCTGAGGTGTATTGCGGCGCGACGACCGAGCGGCAGGCTTGGGAAGTCTTTCGGCCGGCGCGGCTGATGGTGAAGCGCTCGCCGCTGCTCATCGAACACCTCGGCATTGAGGTTAACGCACAGGCGTTGAATCGGCCCGAAGACGGTAGCCGCTTCGAGCCAATCATCGGCAATCCGGGCGATGGCGCGTCGCCGTCCTGCGCGATCGAGGACGAGTATCACGAGCACGATACGAACGCGCAGTACGAAACCATGCTCACGGGGATGGGCGCGCGCCGGCAGCCGTTGATGTTCGTCATCACGACGGCGGGCGCCAACATCGAAGGGCCGTGCTACGACAAGCGCCGGCAGGTGATCGAAATGCTCGAAGGGACGGTGCCCGACGACGAGCTTTTCGGGTGGATCTGGACCATCGACGAAGACGACGATTGGACCGATCCGCGCGTGCTCGCGAAAGCCAACCCGAACATCGGCATCTCGGTCTATCAGGAGTATCTGGAGAGCCAGCAGCAACGCGCGATCAAGTCGGCACGGTTCACGAACACGTTCAAGACGAAACACCTGAACGTGTGGACGTCGGCGAAGGCGGGCTATTTCAACCTCGAAGACTGGAAGGCGTGCGAGGACCGATCGTTGTCGCTCGAGCAGTTCGAGGGACAGGACTGCGTGCTGGCGCTGGACATGGCGCGCAAGCTGGACTTGAACAGCATGGCGCGGCTTTTCTGGCGCGATATCGACGGGCGGCGGCATTACTTCTGCGTGGCGCCTCGATTCTGGGTGCCGGAAGACACCGTGCGCAATACCGAAAACCGTCGTATGGCCGAGCGCTATCAGGCGTGGGTCAACCACAGCTTCCTGATCGAAACGGATGGCGCGGAGATCGACTATCGCGAGATTCTGGAAGAAGCCAAGGAAGCCAACCGGCGGTGCCCGGTTCAATGCACGCCGCTCGATCCGCATGGTGCGACGAACCTGTCGCACCAGCTCGCGGACGAGGGCCTGACGCCGGTCACGATCGTGCAGAACTACACGAACATGTCGGACCCGATGAAGGAGCTCGAAGCAGCGATCACGTCACGACGGTTCCATCACGACGGTAATCCGATCATGACGTGGTGTATCAGCAACGTGATCGGCAAGAACCTGCCCGGCAACGACGACGTGGTACGTCCGGTCAAGCAGGGCAACGACAACAAAATCGACGGCGCCGTGGCGCTCATCATGGCGGTGGGCCGCGCGATGCTGGCCGATCGCGTCGATTCGGAGTCGATCTACGATCAAGGGGTGGGCGTTTGAAATTCATGGGTATTGCGGCCTGGGTGGCGGGTCTCGCCGGGTTTGCGCTGCTGGTGACAGGCGTGGTGCTGATCAGCGTGCCGATCGGGCTGATCGTCGCCGGCGTATTGCTGCTGTTGTGGGCGCTGCTGGCGGATATCGCGGCCGCGCGCGCGGCACGCGCCACACAGCCGAAGGAGTAGCGCGATGTTTTTCAGCAGGCAGTTGTTGTCGAACCTCGGCCAGACGCAGCCGGGTTCGGGCGGTTGGGTATCGGCGCTGCTGGGTAGCGCCCGGTCCGAAGCTGGACAAGTCGTCACCCCCGCGAGCGCGTTGTCGCTGACGGTCCTGCAAAACTGCGTCACGCTGCTGGCGGAAAGCATCGCGCAGTTGCCGGTCGAACTGTATGAGCGCTCCGGCGACGACCGAAAGCCGGCGACCGATCATCCGCTGTATTCGATCCTGAAGTACGAGCCGAACCCGTGGCAAACGCCATTTGAGTATCAGGAGCAGTCGCAGGTGGCCGTGGGCCTTCGCGGCAATAGCTACAGCTTCATCGATCGCGATCAGGACGGCGTGATTCAGGGACTGTATCCGCTCGACAACGAAGCCGTGACGGTCATGAAGGGACCGGACCTGAAGCCGATGTATCGCGTGGCCGGCGCCGATCCGCTGCCGCAACGGCTCGTTCATCATGTTCGATGGATGTCGATCAACGGGTATACGGGCCTGTCTCCGGTCTTGCTGCATGCGAATGCGATCGGGCACGCACAGGCGATCCAGCAGTACGCAGGCAAATCGTTCATGAACGGCACGGCGCTGTCGGGGGTCATTGAACGGCCGACAGACGCGCCTGCCTTGAAGGATCAGGCAAGCGTTGATCGCATCACCGACGGCTGGAACGCGAAGTTCGGCGGGTCCGGTAACGCGAAGAAGGTCGCGCTGTTGCAGGAGGGCATGAAGTTCAAGCCGCTGTCGATGACCAACGTCGACGCGGCGCTGATCGATGCATTGCGACTGTCGGCGCTCGATATCGCGCGGATCTACAAAATCCCGGCTCACATGGTCAACGAGCTGGAGCGGGCGACGTTCAGCAACATCGAGCATCAGTCGCTCCAGTTCGTGATCTACACGCTGCTGCCGTGGGTGAAACGGCATGAACAGGCGAAGACGCGCGACCTGCTCTTGCCGTCGGAGCGCAAGCAGTACTTCATTGAATACAACCTCGCGGGGCTCTTGCGCGGCGATCAGTCGTCGCGCTACGCCGCGTATGCGGTCGGGCGCCAGTGGGGGTGGCTGTCGATCAACGACATTCGGCGGCTGGAGAACATGCCGCCGGTCAAGGGCGGCGACATCTACCTGAGTCCGATGAACATGGTCGATGCGTCCAAGCCCCAGCCGATACCGATGGGCAAAACCGAGCCGACGAAAGCGGCGCTCGACGAAATTGGGAGGATCCTTTCTTGAAACCGCACCTCAGACTCGCCAGCCTGATTTTCAATCAGCCGCAGCTCGTCACCGACCCGATGATGTCGCTCGCGGTGCAGTGGGCCAATCAGGCGCTGAACTTGAACATCGTCAACCTGACGGTGAACAGCGCACAGCCGAAACTCATGGAGGATGACGAGCTCGACCGTGGCGCGCAGATGGCTCGGGCGTCCGAGCGTCGTCGTGCGCTGGTCGCCGATACCGGCCTGGACATCATTCCGGTGTCGGGCATTCTGGTTTCGCGCTCCGCGCACATGAACCCGTGCGAGCCGATGACGAGCTACGAGGGGCTGCGTGCCGCGGTGAATCAGGCAGTGGCCGACCCCGCGGTCGAACACATCGTGCTCGATATCGACAGCAATGGCGGCAGCGCCACCGGCGCGTTCGAACTGGCCGACGATATCCGGGCCGCGTCGCTGGTCAAGCCAATTACCGCGATCGTGAACTTCTCGGCGTTCTCGGGCGGCTATCTGATTGCCGCTGCGGCGTCGCAGGTCATCGTGAGCCGCACGTCCGGCGTCGGGTCGATTGGCGTCATCGCGAACCATCTGGACGTGTCCAAACGTGACGAGCAGCAAGGGATCAAGGTGACGTCGGTGTTTGCCGGGGACCACAAGAACGATCTCACCCCGCACGAGCCGCTGAGCGATCAGTCGCTGGCGTTCCTCACCAGCATGGTGCAGAACAGCTACAAGCAGTTCGTCGATGCCATTGCGACTTTCCGCGGCCTGAGCACGCAGGCAGTGAAGAACACGCAGGCGGGCATCTTCTTCGGTCAGCAGGGCGTCGAGGCGGGACTGGCGGACAGCGTCGAGACGCCCCAGGCTGCAATCAACCGGATTGCGGCCGAAGTGCGCGCGTCGCGCGCCGAACGTCAGGGCGGCAGCGCGCGACGCAGCATTTCCGCCCGTGCGGCCGCGATGAACATGCAAGCCACGATGTAAGCCGCCGAAAAAATCTGGCTTTTACGATCAACATCCGAGCGCGTTCGCGTCTCAGTTGAGCACTGCCACCTTCGGGTGGCATTTTTTTAGGAGAAGGGTAAGTGAACATCCATGAACTTCGCCGCGAACGCGCAGCCATCAACCAGCGTGTGCAGGCGTTGGCGCAGATTGAGGCGGGCGGCGCCGCCTTGTCGGTCGAGCAGCAGGCCGAATTCGACCAGCTCAGCGCGAAATTCAACGACCTCACCACGCAGATCGAGCGCGCAGAAGCCGCCGAACGGATGGCCGCAGCGGCAGCGGTGCCGGTCGATCCGACGCCGGCCGCTGTCGCGGCGCCGGCTGCATCCACCGTGCCGGCACAGCCGAAGGCGCCGGAAGTGAAGGGCGCGAAGATGGCCCGCATTGTGCGTGCGCTGGCGGCCGCACGGGGCGACGCGCAACTCGCCTCGAAGATCGCGCTGGAGCGCGGCTTTGGCGAGGAAGTCGCGATGTCGCTCAATACGTTGTCGCCGGGCGCGGGCGGTGTGCTGGTGCCGGAGAACCTGTCGAGCGAAGTCATCGAGCTGCTGCGCCCGAAGTCTGTGGTTCGCCGGCTGGGGGCGCGCACGCTGCCGCTGACGAACGGCAACATTACCATCCCGCGCCTGAAGGGCGGCGCCGTCGTCGGCTATATCGGCGCAGACACCGATATTCCGGCCACGCAGCAACAGTTCGACGATCTGAAGCTGACGGCCAAGAAGATGGCCGCGCTCGTGCCGATCGCCAACGACCTGATCAAGTACGCGGGCGTAAATCCGAACGTCGATCAGATCGTGGTCGGCGACCTGACGTCGGCGATCGGCGCACGCGAAGACAAGGCGTTCATTCGCGACGATGGCACGGCCAATACCCCGAAGGGTCTGCGTTTCTGGGCGCTTCCGGGCAATGTTCTGCCGGCGAGCGACGCATCGACGCTGCAAAAGATCGAAACGGATCTCGGCAAGGTGATTCTGGCGCTGGAGAACGCCGACGCCAATCTGACGCAGCCGGGCTGGATCATGGCGCCGCGTACGTTTCGCTTCCTCGAAGGCCTGCGCGACGGCAATGGCAACAAGGTCTATCCGGAGCTTGCCAACGGCCTGCTCAAGGGCTATCCGGTCGGCAAGACGACGCAGGTGCCGATCAACCTCGGCGCCGGTGGCAACGAGTCGGAGATCTACTTCACCGACTTCGGCGACGTGTTCATCGGTGAGGCCGAAACGCTGGAAATCGACTACAGCAAGGAGGCGACCTACAAGGATGCCGACGGCAACGTGATCAGCGCGTTCCAGCGGGATCAGACGCTGATCCGCGTGATCGCGAAGAACGACTTCGGCCCGCGCCACGTCGAGTCGATTTCGGTGCTGGCGGGCGTCACCTGGGGCGCGTAAGCGCATCTGCAACCGTGCGGCTTGTCCGGTATATCGGCGGGCCGCACTTCGGAGAAGAACATGAAAGTGGTCAAGTTTCAGCGGCATTACGCGCAGTACACGCCGGGTGATGTCGCGGGGTTCGAGGATGCGCATGCGGACCGGCTCGTCGAGGCGCAGATTGCACGTGCGCATGAGCCAGAAGCGAAGGAAATGAAAGCGCCAACAAAGGCTGACACGTCCAAGCCGACGGCGACGAAGGGGTAAGCCGCTATGGGCGCTGTTCTCGTCGACTATCTGGACGATGCGGAGCCGCTGACCTTCGAGGACGTCGCCATTCAGTGCCGAATCGACGATGATGACGAGCGCGCGTTCGTCGAGCGCGTGGTGATTCCGGGCGCTCGTCATGCGGCCGAGCGAAAGTCGGGCGCGGCGATTCGCAAGGCGCGCTACGTCGAGCGGCTAGCGGGTTTCCCGGGGCAGGATTTTCCGCTGTCGATCGGGCAGGTGCTGTGTATCGAACGCATCGAAACGCGCGACGCTGCCGGCATGACGTCGATTCTGGATCCGCGGGCGTATGAGCTCGTGCAACTTGGGCGCGAATCGCTGTGCGCACCGCTCGGCACCGGCCACTGGCCGTCGGCGCAGGCCGTGACGCTCACGTATCAGGCCGGGATCGACATCGACAAACACCCGTCGGTGCGCGCATGGTTGTTGCTCGCGGCGGCATGGGCGTACGACCATCGGGAGCTGTTCTCCGAAGGTCAGACCATCGCACAGATGCCGGACGGTTATGCCGATCTGCTGCTCGATTCGATCACCGTTCCGCCGAGGTTCTGATGAAAGCCGGAAAACTCAAAGAGCGCATCGTCATCGAGCGGCCGAGCGGCGAAGAAAACGAGAACGGCGAAGCCTTGCCGAACTCGTGGGTCGTGCACGCGCGGCCGTGGGCCGACGTGCTGTTCGTGAACGGCAAGGAACACGTCGTGTCGGGGGCGGTGCGAGGCTCCACAGTCGCCAGCATGCGCATTCGTTATCGAGCCGGCATCGACGAGCAGATGCGCGTGCGGTATGGCGGCCGGCTGTACGACATCACCGCCGTGCTGCCCGCGCGCACGCGCGGATACCTTGACCTGTCGGTGAAGGTGGGAGAAAAGTATGTCTAGCATCCAGATCGTCGGGCTGGCGGATCTGCAAGCCGATTTCGCGAAGCTGGCGAGAGCGCAGTCGACGAAGGCGCTACGGCGCGCGACGTTGGCGGGCGCCAAGGTGATTCGCGACGAAGCGCGTGCGCGCGCGCCGAAAAAAACCGGCAAGCTCAAGCGCAACATCGTGTCAACGTCGCTGAAGCAGAAGGAATCGCCGGGCGTGGCGACCGCAGGCGTGCGAGTACGCACGAAGGGTAAGGCCGATTCGCCGAGCAACGCGTTTTACTGGCGCTTCGTCGAGCTCGGCGCGCAGCATATGAAGGCCGAACCTTTCATGCGTCCAGCGTTCGACACGTCGATTGCGCAAGCCGAAGGCGCGATTCGAACGGAGATCGCGCGTGCAGTCGATGCGGTCGTCGGAGGTAGCTTGTGAGCGCAATCGTCATCCGTGACGCAATCGGGACGGTCGGTGTTGCGAAGGGATACATAGGCGTGGCGGGATCGAAAGCGCAATCGCCGTACTACGTCGTGTCCCGCGTGAGCGGCGCGCGCGATATGGCGCTCGGTGGCGCAACCGGCGGCAAGTCGGGCATGTTTCAGATCGACGTGTACGCGAGCACCTATACCGAGGCCGACGCGATCGCCGATCAGGTGATCGACCGCGCGTCGTCGAGCGGCAAATTCGCCGTCGGTGGTGTTAGCGAACTGCCCGACGACTTTTCGAGCGACACCGGGGACTTCCGGGTGAGTCTCGAACTATCCGTGCAGTTCTGAAGGATCCTATTTCTGTCTGGCCCGCCGCGTGCGGGCCTTTTTCATTTCTGAGGGGTTTTTCCAATGGCCGAGAAGAGCAAGCGCATCAAGGCGCAAGGCACGAAGGTCGAGGTGTCGAAAGTTGCGTCGACCGATCTCGACGCGGCCGATCTGGTATTCGTCGATCTTAGTACGACGGGCAAACAGATTCAGTGGCAGGGCGGGCAGTCGGAAGAAATCGACGCGACGACGTTCGCGAGCGACGAAAAGGAATCGGAGCTCGGCTTGCCCGATCCGGGCGAGTTCTCGGTCGACGGCAATTACCAATCGAACGACGAAGGGCAGAACATTCTGCGTGCCGCGCGCGCGACAGGCGAAAAGCACGTGTTCCGTGTCACGTTCGCCGACAAATCGCAGTTTCTGTTCGCCGGCATGGTGCGTCAGTACACGTGGGCGGCGTCGGTCAACGGGCTGATTTCGACGACGTACAGCGTGCGCGTGAGCGGCTCGCCGAAGATCGTGCCACCGCTGGCGGCGTAACTCCCCGATCGCAGATAGGAAATGAGCATGGAAAACGAAAACCAAGGCGTGACGAGCCTGCGTGCAGCGGTGCTGAACCCGCTGACCGGTTGGCGGTACGAATTGATGAACATACCGGAATGGAATGGCGAAAAGATCGCAGTGCGCGAGCCGACGGTCGGCGACCGCATGTTCTGGATCGAAGCGCTTCGGGACATCGCCGGGGTAACGGAGGGCGACGACGAAACGGCGGTTCGCGAGAAGTTCACACGCGCGAGCGACGACGCGCACATGCAGGCGAATGCGCGGCTGTTCGTTCGTGTCGTGTTCGGTGAAATGCCGGATGGTTGGCGGCGGCTATTCTCGGACGACGATGCAACCGCGGTCGCGGCTGCGTTCGGCCCCGTGCACAACCGCATCGTCGTGAAGGCGCTCGAATTCGGCAAGCTCGACGTCGACCCGGTCGAAGACGCAAAAAAGCCTTCTGCCGAACCCCAGGCCTCCGCTTCCTGATGTCGCTCGCGCTGCGGCTCGGCAAGACGTTGGCCGAGCTGTGCGAGCAGATGTCATCCGCCGAGCTGAGTCTCTGGATCGGGTACGACGCGGAATCGCCGGTTGCAGATGATCGTGCGGATCTGCATGCGGCGATGATCGCGGCGGCGGCGTTTCAGTCGCAGGGCGCAAAGGTCAAGGTGTCGGACATGATGCCAAGATGGTCCGGCGAGCCCGCGACGGCGGAGGGAGAGGAAGGGGGCGGCGATCCGTTTCAAGCCGCCCTGATGCGCATGGCGAAGTAGGCGAGAACACACTATGGCAACAAGCCTTCGCGAGCTGATCGTCAGCGTTACGGCGAATACGACCGAATACGACCGCCGCATGCGCGGTCTCTCGTCGACGGCCGGCTCGTATTTCAATGCGGTGCGCGACGGCGGGCGCACAGCGGATGCGGCGTTTGCCTCGAACGCCGCAAGCGTGCAGGTCACGGTGCGCGCGCTCGACGCGGCGCGCAGTTCGATCCGCGAATACGCACAAGCCGCCGCAGCGGCGTTCGGCGTGCATCAGTTGATCGAGTACGCCGACGAATGGACGAACCTGAGCAATCGCCTTCGGATCGTCACGCGTGACCAGATCGATTTCGCGATTGCGCAGAACGACGTGCTGCGCATCGCGCGCGACACACGGCAACCGCTCGACGCGACAGCCGAGCTGTATCAGCGGATCGCAAACAACGCGTCGCATCTCGGGTTGTCTATCAAACAGGTCGGCCCGCTTGTCACCACGATCAGCAAGGCGGTCGCGTTGTCGGGTGTCTCGGCAGATACTGCTCGTATGGGGCTCGTGCAGCTTGGACAAGCGTTCGCGGCGGGGCAGTTGCGCGGTCAGGATCTGAATAGCGTGCTCGAAGAGTTGCCGGGTGTCGCGGATGCTATCGCGCGCGGCATGGGCAAGAGTTCGGCGCAGCTCAAATCGATGGCCGAAGAGGGAAAGCTGACCGTCGGTAATCTCGTCGAGGCGCTGACGCGCGCGGCGGGCGGCACGGATACGCTGTTCGAGAAAATGCAGACGACGGTCGGGCAGACGATGACGCGCCTGCAGACGGAGATCGTCAAGTATATCGGCGAGTCGGATCAAGCGACGGGCGCGAGCGCGAGGCTTGCGCAGGGGATCACGTACGTCGCAGAGCACCTCGACGGCATCGTGAAACTCGGCGTGTCGCTCGCGGCCGGGCGGATTGCCGTGTACTTTGGGCAATCCGCAGTCGCGGCGACGCAGGCGGCGACAGCGTGGGTCGGCGCCCGGCGAGCGCTCGTCGAGGAGACGATCAAGCAACACGAGGCGGCGCAGGCAGCGCTCGCCAAAGCGCAGGGCGATCGCGCTGCCGCGGCGGCGAAGCTTCAGAACGCGCAAGCGGCGGAGGCTTCAGCGCAGGCCGAGCTCGCGGGCATGCGAGCGATGCGCGAAAGCCTTGCGATGCAGTCGGCATTGACGGCTGGCTCGATCAAGTACACGGAAGCGAAGCTTGCCGAAGCGCGGGCGGTCGAGGCGACGGCGCAAGCTCACGTCGCAACGGCGCGCGCCAACGTCGCCGGCAGTCAGGAAATCGGCGCGCGCATCACGGGCACGCCCTACGCGGCGATCATCGCTCGCGAGACGGCAGCCGCACAGCAGGAGCTCGAGCGCGCCGAAGCGTCGCTCGCGCTCGCGCAGCAGCGGCGTACGGCGCTTGAGGCGGCAGCGAAGCAAGGCACGATCGACAAAGCGCGTTATACGGCGTCGCTGGCCGAGACGGACCGCGGCCTTGCGCAAGCCGAGCGTGATGTCGCGCTTGCCACGCAGGCTCGTGAGCGAGCGGAACGCGCGGCGACCGCGACCGCGGCGGGTCTGAAGACGGCGACCGAAAGCGCGGCGACGGCGCAGACGGCGCTCGCGCGTACGGGCACGATGATGCGCTCGGTTGGTTCCGGCTTGCTGGCGGCGGTCGGCGGCTTACCGGGGATTCTGGCGACCGTGGGCACGGTGGCGCTTGGGGCTGCCGCGAACTGGCTGCTGTTTCGCGACAACGCGAGCAGCGCGACGTCGAGTCTGATCGACATGCAGGCGCCGCTCGATCAGATCATCGACAAATATCGGCAACTGACGCCGCTGTTACAGGAATCTGAGCGGCTGCGCACGAAGCAAGAGGCGTCGCGGGCGGCCGATGACGCGCAGTCGGCATATCGGAGTTTGGCGACGCGGGCGGCGCAAAGTGTCATGGTGCCGACGTTTGGCGATGCGCCGTCGGTGGTCTCGGATGCCGATCAGGCAGCGCTCGATCGATTCCTCGCCGGCCTGGATCGCCTCAAGACGTCGAACCTCGGCGTCGACGAGAAATCGCGCGAGATCGGGCGACTGATCGACCGCTTCGTGTCGGCGACGAGCGGCGGCGAAGCGCTGCGCGAGGAACTGGTGCGCGCCGCGGGCGCGATCGACACGGCGGGCCTCGCTTCGCAGAAAGGCGCACAGGCACTCGCTGCAATGGATGCTGCGGCAAGGGGGGCCGCCGAGGGCGTTCGGCTGCTTTCTGACGCGAACAACTTCTTCGCCGGCGGAATGGCATCGGAGGCGTGGGAGAAATATGTCCACAAGCTCAGGGAAGAATCCGACGTCATCGGTATGACGGCCCGCCAGAAGGCCGAGTACGAAGCGCGGACGAAGGGCGCGAATGATGCGCAGGCCCGCATGGCCGGTCTCGTCGCCGGACGAGCGGACGCATACAAGTCGCTCGAAAAAGCGATTGCCGACAAGGATGCGAAAGCCGCAGCGGGGGCGCGAACCAACATCGACAATCTGACGCGCGAGCTCGCGCTGATGAATCAGCAGATGGTGGTCGCGAAGGCGCTTGAGGAGTTCCAAGCCGATCTGTCGAGCAAGAAGTTCGAGAAATTCGGCTTCAATGCTGACGCAGCTCGCGCCGCGGCCGCCGCGCGCGGAAAGCAAGCCTTCGACGAGACGGTCGCCTCTGCCGCTGCACAGACAGCACGTGTGTCGACCAACGCGGCAGCGGCTCGCGCGGCGAAGGGGGGCGGTGTTCATTCGCTGGAAAGCGAGCGCATGCTCGACAACATCCGGCAGCGGATCGCGCAACTGCGCGTCGAGGCGGTCGCAACCGACAAGCTGACGCAGTCGCAAAAGGATCTCCTCGCGTTCGATCAAAAGGTGACGGATCTGCGCAGCAAGCGCAAGAAGCTGTCGGACGACGACAAGAGCCTACTTCGCGATCAGCAGGCGATTCGCGGGATGTACGAGCAAGCGTCGCAACTGGAAAAGGAGGTGCGCTATCGCGACGCGATCAACAGGCTGAAGGAGCGCAGTGCGCAGATCGACGCGGAGCTCGGCGACTACGCGGCCGAGCGTCAGCGTGACGTGCAGCGCGAACTCGGGGCGATGTCGATGGGTGACAACGCGCGCGAGCTGAATCAGGCCATCAATCGCGTGAGCGACGAGTTTCGCCGTCGACGGGACGAACTGACGAAGGGCGCGCGAAAAGACGGCACGCTGGGTTCGCCCGAGTACATCGCCGAGATCGAGCGCATCAACACGGCCGAGGCGGAGCAGGTCGCGCGCGAGCGCGGCTATCTCGAGCAGCGGCTCGCGTTGCAGGCCGACTGGCGCGTCGGCGTGAAGCGGGCGATGGCGGTCTATCAGGAATCCGCGCAGAACGCAGCGCAGATGGCCGAGGAGGCGCTGACGAGTTCGTTCCGCAATGCCGAGGATGCACTCGTGTCGTTCGCGGCGTCGGGCAAGCTCAATTTCCGCGGACTGATCGACAGCATGATCGCCGACCTCGCGCGGTTTTCGGCGCGCGCGGCGATGTCTCAGGTGTTCGGAGCGATCGGCTCCGCTTTGGGATTCGGCGGTGTCTCTGATGCCGTCGGCGCGCTCGGTGGTGCGGCAAGTGCGGCTGTCGGCTCGAATGCCTATGGCTTTCATCTCGCGACGGGCGGGGCAGTGTGGGGACCGGGCACGTCCACGAGCGACAGCATCCCGGCGCAGCTTTCGAACGGCGAGTTCGTGGTCCGCGCCGCAGTGGTGTCGCAGCCGGGCGTGCGCGCACACCTTGAGCGATTGAACGCAGCGGGGCGATCCGGCTTCGCGCGATTCGCCGCGGGTGGGCTCGTTGGCGGGAGCGCGGGAGGAGGGGATTCGCCGGCGCGCAACGGCGGGATCTCGGTCAGCGCGCCAGTTTCGATCGAGGGCGGATCGTCGAACCCCGCGAGCCTGATCGCGGTTGGGGAGTTCCGAAAGATGCTGGAACAGATGATACGCGAGCTCATACAACGTGAACGCCGGCAGGGCGGAACCTTGTGGAGAGCGCAAAACGGGATTGCAGGATGAAAGACACATTTGAATGGCCGTCGACGGTACAAGGGCACGGCGGCGATACGATTCTGCGTGTGCGCAAAGCCCAGTTCGGCGACGGCTACACCCAGCGGGCCGCGGACGGCCTGAATAATCGCGAATCGACATTCAATCTGCGGTTTGTCGGTAACGCGGCGAAGGTTGCCGCGATCATCGATTTCCTCGATCGGCATGCGGGCGCGGAGTCGTTCTACTGGACGCCGCCGCTTCGCGCCCGCGGACTCTTCGTCTGCGAAAAGTACTCCGAGCCGATCAAGAACGGCGCCGTCTACACGATGACGGCGCAGTTCGAAGAGACGTTCTCTGTATAGGAGTTCAGATGTCGATACTTCAAAAAATCGTCTTGGGCGAGCCACCCAGCGGAAGTGGCGGCGACAACAACCGCGTCGCGCACATCAAGACGAACGAGAATTTCGGTGTAGTCGAACGTTCGACTCCGCTCGATCTCAGGTATCTCAACGATAGTACGAACCTGACGCCGGACGATATCGGAAAGCGGTTCGGGATTTGGATGGCCGAGCCGGGAAAGGAAGTCGGGTTTCCGCTCGCGTCGTCCGTGCCGCCAAATTCCTGTATTCACTTGTTCAACGTTCAGGGAAGGGTCGTGATCAAGTTTCAAGCCGGCGACCTGTCTCAACTGAACGTGCTGAATGCCGGCGACTGGGTGAAGTACGTGTCGGACGGTGTGAAGAACTGGCACGTCGCCGAGCGCGGTCGAATGATGTGGGACGAGGTTGTCGGCGGCAAGCTGACGGTGGGCGGCGATCTGTCTGCGGCGGTTCAAAGCGACGAAGGCCACCTTGTGCTTGGCAAGATGCCCGGCTATTTCTACGGAAATAGCGGGTCGGTGGGGTGGTGGTCTTTAGACGCCGGAGGATCGTACCAATACCTACTCAGCGACCATACGTTTCGTGTCAACGACGAGGTAGTCGCAGTGTGCGACAAGGGGAACGCTCTTCGATTCGACTGGGGGAAGAAGACGGCTGGCCAGCTCGGGGCGACGGTCGACGGAAAATACCTCGGCTATCTCTGGCACAGCGGTAACCTTGCACAACCGATGACGCTTGACACACCGCAGTACGTCGGGACGAAGAAGACGTTTACGCAGGCGCAGGAAATCGCCGTCGGTGCCACCGGGCTTCATACGCAAGCGTCGCTATACCTGAACGGGATGGGCGGCCTCAGCTATCTTGGATTCTCCGGGTTGAACAACACAGTTGGCGCGCAGTTTCGGATTTCCAGCAACACCTCGGTCGCCGAATTGCAGTGCGTCAACTACAACGCTACAACGTTCGGGGTGTTGACCGCTTCGAATTTCAATCAGGCGTCCGATCGTGCTTTCAAATCCGATATCCAGACGCTTGAGAACGTAATGGCACGGCTGCGCGGTAAGCGGGGCGTGACGTTTCTGCAAAAAAGCAGTCCGGAAGCGGGGCGACAGGCTGGCGTCATCGCAAACGAGTGGTGGGATTTCCCGGAACTGCTCGGCGAGGGGCCCGAGATCGACGAGGACGGCGATTTCATCGTGCGTCAGTACGACGAGAGAGGCAAGGAAATTTTCGGCGAGAGCGGGCCGTCGAAGGGGCGGCCGTCGCTGACCTTCCGTTACACGAATGCCGTCGGCGTGCTGTTGGCCGGCTTGCTCGAGACGGATGCGGCGTTACAGGACGCGCTCAGGCGGATTGCGGAATTGGAGGCGGCGAAGTGAGTGTAACGGCAGACGTCCAGCAGCTGGAGCCGGGCCGTCTGATTGAGTTTTTCGAAGTCGACTGTACGGAAATCGGCGCCGACGTGCTGCGCTTTCATCGGCATCTTCAGTCGACGTCGATCGTATGGCAGGGGCGCGAGTACAGGTCGTGGCCGATTCAGGCCACCGGCTTCGAGCAGACATCCGACGCGCAGCAGCCATCGCCGACGCTGCGGGTGGGTGACATCAACGGAACGATTTCGGCGCTGTGCGTTGCGCTTGGTGATCTCGTCGGCGCGAAGGTGTTCCGGCGCCGGACACTCGCGCGCTACCTCGACGCCGTGAACTTTCCGGCCGGCAATCCGACGGCGGACCCGAACGAAGAATTGCCGCCGCAGCAGTGGCGGATCGAGCAGAAGAGCGACGAGCAGCCGGGATTGCACGTCGAATTCACGCTGTCGTCGCCGCTCGACTTTGGCGGCCAGCAACTGCCGAAGCGGCAGATCATTTCGATCTGCCAATTGGGGTATCGCGGTCCCGAGTGCGGCTATACCGGAGCGGCGTGTTTCGACAAGGACGACAACCCGGTAAGCGATCCAGCGCTCGATCGATGCAGCAAGAAGATCAGCGGTTGCGAACGTCGATTCGGTGTGAACAACCCATTGCCGTTCGACGGCTTCCTGTGCGACACGATGGCCTGACGCACGAACCAATTTCGATATGAGGACCCGCCACACGGCGGGTTTTTTTATGGACGAACAGATCAAGAACGCTATCGCGGCGCACGCGCTGGCCGAGTACCCGCGCGAGTGCTGCGGGCTCGTTGTGAAGACCGAGAGCGGCGAGATATACGTGCGCTGCCGCAACCTCGCGGCCGCACCAACCGACCAGTTCGCGCTCGCAGCGGAGGACTACGCAGCGGCCGAAGACATGGGCGAGATTGTCGCTCTCGTTCATTCGCATCCCGGCGCATCGGCACAGCCGACCGACGAGGACCGCACGATGTGCGGGCGCAGCGGCATCGCGAAATGGGTGATCGTGTCGCTCGGCGTGCAGGCCGATGGCTCGATCGGCATCGACGACTGGTGCGAATTCGAGCCGGGAGGCTACGTCGCGCGACTAGTCGGCCGCCAGTTCGTCCATGGCGTGCACGACTGCTACGCGATCGTGCGCGACTGGTATCTCGCCGAGCGCGGCGTCGCGCTACCCGACTTCGAGCGCGAGGACGAGTGGTGGAACGATGGCCGATCGAATCTCTACCTCAACCACTATCAGGACGCTGGCTTTCTCGACGTCGGCCGCGACGTGACGTTGCAGGTCGGCGACGTGCTGCTGATGCAGATCCGCAGCAAGAACGGTGTGCCGAATCACGCGGGCGTGTATCTCGGTGACGGGCAATTCCTGCACCACATGCACGGGCGTCTGTCGACGCGCGCGGTGTGGGGCGGAATGTGGGCCGACAGTTGCACGACGGTGCTGCGCTACGTGGGAGACAGGAAGTGAGCGAGACGCTTCGCATGATAAGGCTGTACGGCACGCTCGGCGTGCGTTTCGGACGCATTCACCGCCTTGCCGTCTCGTCGACCGCAGAGGCGGTGCGCGCGCTATCGGTGCTGATTCCCGGCTTCCGTGCGTTCCTGACGTCGGCGCGCGACGCCGGCCTCACGTTCGCCGTGTTCAACGGCCGGCGCAATCTCGACGAGGACGAGCTCGAGCATCCGGTCGGGCGCGACGAGATCCGCATTGCGCCGGTAATCGTCGGCAGTAAGCGCGGCGGGCTCTTCAACACGATTCTCGGCGCCGCACTCGTTGCCGTTGGCGCGGTGGCGACGTTCGGTTTCGCGCAGCCGTGGGGCACATCGCTGATGGGGCTCGGCGCGTCGATGGCGCTGGGCGGCATCGTGCAGATGCTCAGTCCGCAACAGGCCGGCCTCGCGGGGACGGCGAACAACGGCACGTCGTACTACTTCAACGGACCCGTGAACAGCGCTGCGCAGGGCGAGCCGGTGCCGCTCGTCATCGGCGAAATGGTCGTCGGCTCGAAGGTGGTCAGTTCGGGAATCTATGCGGAGGATCAGGTTTGAAGAAGGTCCATGCTGAAGGCGGGGTGAAGCGCATCTACGGCGCCAAGGGAGGTGGTGGTGGCGGTGGCAGCAGTGAATCGCCCGACAGCCTGCATTCGATTGCGCGCGCGAAGGTGCTCGACGTGATCTCGGCGGGGCCCATCGTGGGGCTGGTGAATGGCCTGCAGTCGGTCTATCTCGACGGCACGCCGATCCAGAACGCGGACGGCTCGCTGAATTTCCAGAACTACACCGTCGACGCGCGAACCGGCACGCAGGATCAGGACTACATCCCGGGTTTTCCGGCCGTCGAGCGTGAGGCCGGCGTCGGCGTGCCGCTGACGTCCGACGCGCCGTGGGTGCGCCAAATCCAGAATACGCAACTGACTGCGGTGCGCGTGCGCTTCGGTGTGCCGGCGCTACAGCGTCAGGACACGTCGAACGGCAATATCACGGGCTATCGCGTCGACTATGCGATCGACTTGTCGGTCGACGGCGGGTCGTATGCGCAGGTGCTGGCCGGTGCGTTCGACGGCAAGACAACGTCGCTCTATGAGCGCTCGCATCGGATCGAGCTGCCGCGCGCAAAAAATGGTTGGTTGATCCGCGTGCGCCGCATCACGCCGAACGCGCACACGGCGACGATCGCCGACGCGATCAACATCGAGGCGATTACCGAGATCATCGATCGGAAGCTCCGCTATCCGATGACGGCGCTTGTCGGTATGACGTTCGACGCACGTTCGTTCTCGAGCGTGCCAGTGCGTTCGTATCACGTGCGAGGGATGATCTTCCGAGTCCCGACAAACTACGACCCGGAGACGCGTACGTACTCGGGTACATGGGACGGTACGTTCAAGGCAGCATGGACGAACAATCCGGCGTGGGTCTACTACGGCCTACTTCTCGACAAGCTCAACGGATTGGGCGACCGTGTCGATGCTTCGATGGTCGATAAGTGGGCGCTGTACGCAATCGCGCGTTACTGCGACGAACTCGTGTCCGACGGGAAGGGCGGCAAGGAGCCGCGCTTCACCTGCAACTGCGTGCTTCAGACGCGCGCGGACGCATTCAAGGTGGTACAGGATCTCGCGAGCGTCTTTCGCGGCATTTCGTACTGGGGCGCCGGGTCGGTGGTCGCGTCGGCCGATATGCCATCCGATCCGGTCTACCTGTACACGGCCGCGAATGTCGTCGGTGGTTCATTCAAGTACGTCGGCAGCGAACGCAAGACGCGTTACACGGTTGCGCTCGTCAGCTACAACGATCCGACGAACCAGTACAAGCAAGCTGTCGAGCCCGTGCAGGACGACGACGGGATCGCGCGATATGGCGTCATCAAGACGGAGGTCACGGCGTTCGGCTGCACGTCGCAGGCGCAGGCGCACCGGCTCGGGCGCTGGCTGCTGCTGACGTCGCGGTACGAGACCGGGACGGTCTCGTTTCAGGTCGGGCTCGACGGGACGCTTTGTGCGCCGGGACAGGTGATCGCCGTTGCCGACCCTAAGAAGGCCGGCCGCCGGATCGGCGGGCGCATCCGCGCAGCGGCCGGCGAAAGGATCACGCTCGACAAGGCGCCGACAATCGCCGCCGGCGATCGCTTCACGGCGATTCTGCCGTCGAGTATTGCCCAGGCGCGCGCGGTCAAGTCGGTCGACGGCGACACGGTCACGCTCGCCGAGCGCTTCGACGCCGATCCGGTGCCGGGCGCTGTGTGGATGATCGAAAGCCGCGAGCTCGCGGCGCAGCAGTATCGCGTGGTGAGTGTGCAGGAAGGCGACGACGACGGCCAGATCGTCTACACGATCAACGCGACGCAGTACGAGCCGGGGAAGTACGCGGCGATCGACGACGGCGCACAGATTCAGCAACGGCCGATCACGATCGTTCCGCCATCGGTGCAGCCGCCGCCGTCGAACGTCCGCCTCTCGACATACTCGGTGGTCGATCAGGGCATTTCGAAAACAACGATGGTGATCGCGTGGGATGCAGCGAGCCACGCGACAAGCTACGTCGTCGAATGGCGGAAGGATAACGGCGAGTGGGTGAAGGTGCCGTCGACAGGCGGCCTGCAGGTAGAGGTGCCGGGAATCTATCAGGGCAAGTACCTCGCGCGGGTGCGCGCCGAGAACGCGCTCGGCGTGACGTCGATTCCGGCGTACGGCGTCGATACGCAACTGACCGGGAAAACCACTCCGCCGCCGTCGGTCGTGTCGCTGACTGCGGCGGGCATCGTGTACGGGATCGATCTGAAATGGGCGTTTCCGGGTGACGGTTCCGCTGGCGACACGCAGCGAACGGAGATCTGGTACAGCCGCACGCCGAATCGCGACGACGCGACCAAGTTCTCCGACTTCGCGTATCCGCAGGCGTCGACGTCGTATCAGGGGCTCGCGGTCGGGCAGGTGTTTTATTTCTGGGCGCGCCTGGTCGACACGTCCGGCAACGTCGGGCCGTGGTTCCCGGCGAAGGGGGCGGGCGTGCAGGGGCAGCCGAGCACGGATCAAAGCGACTACGAGAAGTATTTCGCCGGCCAGATCGGGAAGTCGGCGCTTGGCACGGAGCTGCGCGCGCCGATCGACCTAATCACCCCGCCGATGGCCGGCGACGCAACGATCTACGCGGGCGACGAAAGGCTCAATGCTGGCGTGTGGTCGCTGCAGGCGGCGATCGCCGAGGGCGATATGGCGGTCGCGAAGAAAGTCGAAACAGTCGCGGCCCAGTTGCACTCGGGCTCGAATCTGCTGAACGCCGCGGTGCAGAAGGAGACGATTGCGCGTGTCGAAGCTGATCGTGCGATGGCGCAGGACATCACGACTGTACAGGCGAAGGTGAACGACAACGCGGCCGCGGTACAAACCGTGGCGCAGTCCTACGCCGATCTGAACGGACGCGTCGCGGCGTCGTATCAGATCAAGGTGCAGACGACCGTCGATGGGCGTAAGTACATGGCATCGATCGGCGTGGGCATGGACAACGACAACGGCATCGTCGAATCGCAGGTGCTTGTGTCTGCGAAGCGATTCGCCGTGATCGACGAGGACGGTGCGGGCGTGATCGGCGCGCCGTTCGTTGTGCAAGGCGGGCAAGTGTTTTTGCGGCAGGCGCTGATCGGTGCAGGCTGGATCACGAACGCGATGATCGGCAGTTACATTCAGTCGGACGACTACATTGCGGGCCGGCAGGGGTGGCGGCTCGATAAGAGTGGGTGGTTCGAGATCAATTCGATCGACGGCAGTGGCTATCGAACCGTGATCGACGGAAACGGCGGGCGAGTGTACTTCCCGAACGGGGGCATTCTGGTGCGTTGGGGGAGATGGAACGAATGAAGGCGGGTTTGCAAATCTTCGACGAGGCAGGTCGTTTGATGCTCGATGGCACGACACGATGCGGGCGGGTCATGGGCATGCAACGAGTTCAGGGTGGCGTCGCGGGCAATGTGTCGGCTGATCTTTCGCGCGGGACGCCGTTCTGGTCTTTCATGCCGGACTGGCTGTTCCAGCATATCTCGATGAACGCGCCTGTTCCGATCGTACAGATCAGTGCTGGCGGTGTTTCATGGCGATACAGCACCGACGGTAGCAGTAGAGATCGAACGCCTGTGCCGGGATGGCTTGTTTATGGGGTGTTTTGATGGGTGTCGGATTCCAAGCGTTTACGGAGTCGGGTGTCTTCCAGATTGACGGACAGACTCCAAATTATCAGCTTGTGCAATCGATGTCGGCCGTGTCGCAATGGATCGGCATCGATACCGTGCGCAACAACGCCAATTACCAATATCACGGTGACTTCTGGGTTGCCTCGTTCACGTTCTCAGCCAACATGCCGTTGTATGCATTCTCAGCCGACGCTGGCGTGGGAATTTCGCTTTGGGACGCGAAAAGCGATGACGGCAGAACGTATACGGTTCGATTTATCACCGAGGTACAAGCGACCGTCAGGTTGTTTGTTTTTTCGAACGTGCGGCCTAGCGGAAACCGCTTCGGCCTTCAGGTGTTCGACCAACAAGGTCGGTTAATCGCCGATGCCGCGAGCCCCTTCTTTCGAGTGCTCGACGTTGTCTACGACGCTTACATACCCGCTAATGGGGGTGAGGGATGGACGGTCGAGGGCGCGCCGAATCCGCCCTGGCAACTGCGCTCATACGGACGGCCAGTGCTGATCTCGAGTATGTGGGCGGCGCACTACATCTGGGGCTCGTCGAATAGCAATCAGCGGCTTTGGGACATCCTTGAAATCGGCACGGTTCGGGTGAACGGCGGCGATGTCGGTTGGGGAACGCGGATTTACAACGGGGGGAGAGCGCCGAACATTACGACGTTTCGAGAGTGCTGGCGCATGCAGTTCATGGTGATTGATGGCACTGGGATCATTTAATACGCCGCCTTTGGGCGGCTTTTTCATTTCTGCGAGGAGTGGATGCGAGCTAGTCCTACGGAAGCCGTGAGCTACGCGGGAAGCATAGCGTCGGTCGCGTCGTCGCTTACGTTGACCGATATCGGCGTGATCGTCGGTATTCTCACGGCAATCGCGACTTTCGGCTTGAACTTTTACTTCGCACGGCGTAAGGATCGTCGAGAGCAGATCGAGCTTGCCGCACGCCTGCGTGAACTGGAGCATCACGATGGCTGAGAAGAAGACGCTGATTCGAGTGGTAGGGGCCGCGACAGCGGCCCTTTTGCTTTCTATCGTTCCTGCATTCGAGGGCGAGGTGCTCGTCGCGCGGCCAGATCCGATCGGCATCATCACGGCGTGCAATGGCGATACGAAAGACGTGTACGCCGGCCAGAGCTTCACGCGTGATGAATGCCGCGCTCGGCTCGAGCAACGGCTCATCGAGCACGCGGAGCCGGTGCTGACGTGCACGCCCGGCTTGAGGGGGCGCACATATCAGCTCGCGGCTGCAGTGAGCTTCGCCTACAACATCGGGCCGCGAGCCTACTGCGGAAGCACAACCGCGAGGCGGTTCAACGCGGGCGACTGGCGGGGCGCGTGCCGTGCGATCAACGAGTCGGACAGCGGCCGGCCGCAGTGGGTGACTGCCGGCGGTCGAGTGCTGCCGGGTCTCGTGAAACGCCGCGCCACGGAACGCGCAATTTGCGAGCGGGGGCTGTGATGCCGAAAGCAACTCCGTATCTGCTGGCCGCGCTGTTTGGCATGGCGGCCGGCGCTGGCGTCGAGCACCTGATCGGCGCGCGCCGGCTTGCCGACGAGCAGGCTGCACGGGCGCTCGACGCACAACGGCACGCCGAAGCGTTGGGCGCGATGTCGCGTGCCGCGCTCGACGCCGAGCAGCGCGCGACCGCCGCGCACGATGCGGCAGCGTCGGCGGTGGCCGTCGCCGACCAACGAACCACGAAGGAGAGGAACGAGCATGAAGCAGAGAATCGCAGCCTGCGGGCTGCTCTTGCCGCTGGCACTGAGCGGCTGCGCGTCGCCGTCCGAAACTGCACGGCAGCCGATCGCGACGGCTTGCCCGCCGCTTCCAGCGCCGCCGGCGTGGGCGATGGTGCCGCCGCCTATGCTGACGTCGACCCAGCGGTTGCGGAACGCGTTTTCGGTGTCGCCGGCGACGATCAGCGCGAAATCGACAAACTGACGGCCCTACAGGGCTACGTGTGTGCAGTCCGTCCGGAAACGCCGGGCTGCGAGCGGAAGTAACGAGAAACAGGGCGACCGGCGTGCGTGCGGGAACACACATGTCGGTCGCCTTTCCACTGAATGCCCCAGTGAATTGGCCAAGGCCCTGCTTACCTACGTAGGCGGGCCGGATTCTACACCAAGATTAAAAACGGCTTTCACAATGGCAAATCCGATTATTCCGTGGATCGGCGGCAAGCGCCGCCTTGCAGACCACATCATCCCGCGCTTTCCGAAGCACGACTGTTACGTCGAGGTTTTCGCGGGCGGGGCCGCGCTTTACTTCATGCGACCGCCGGCCAAGGTCGAGGTGATCAACGACATCAACGGCGAGCTGGTGAACCTGTATCGCGTCGTTCAGCATCATCTCGAAGAGTTCGTGCGTCAGTTCAAATGGGCGCTGACGAGCCGGCAGGTGTTCGAATGGCTCAAGCACACGGTCCCGGAGACTCTCACCGATATCCAGCGTGCGGCACGGTTCTACTACCTTCAGAAAAGTTGCTTTGGCGGCAAGCTGGAAGGGCAAACGTTCGGAACGGCGACAACTACGGTGCCCGGCCTGAACCTGCTGCGCATCGAGGAGGAGCTATCGGCGGCGCACATTCGCCTCGCGAATGCGTACATCGAGCGGCTCGATTGGGCAGCGTGCTTCGATCGTTACGATCGGCCGCACACGCTGTTCTACCTCGACCCGCCGTACTTCGAGACGGAAGGGTATGGCGTTGCGTTCCCTTTCGCGGAGTACGAGAAGATGGCCGAGCGGCTGCGGTCGATCAAGGGGCGCGCGATCGTCAGCCTCAACGACCATCCGGAGATCCGGCGGGTGTTCGCCGGCTTCCACATCGAGAGCGTGCCGATTCAGTACACGGTCGGCGGCGGAAAGGGCGTCGAGCGCCGCGAGTTGATCATTTTCAGTTGGGACGATGCGGCGCAGCCCGCCGGGCTTTTCTGATCCGGTGCCCGCGCGTGGCGCGGGCTTATGTCCGTGGAAGAAAGCCGTAATTGTTGTGTAATATTCCGCCTGCGGGGCATGAAATATCAACAAGAACCTGAGATCAAAATGAAGAAAACGATAATTGCAGTGGTGATGTCAGCGACATTGGCCGCGTGCGGCGGTGGCGATGATGAGCAGGGCGGCGCAGGGCCAGCGATCCGCTTAACCTATTCGGGTGCTCCGATGGTTGCAGTGCAGACCGCGCGTGCGATGGCGGTGACCGCGGACTCATCCTCACAAATGGGAGCGGGTGGGGCACTCGCTGGCGGACAAGCAACAATCAGCGCATTGCAGGCCGCATTCAAGGCGCGTGCTGCCGATGTTGGCGTGTATCCCGGAGTGATCGACGGGACAACGCTTCGTCAACTTGTGATGGCGGAAAACGGTGGAGAGCCGCCAAGCGGTGACGCATTGAATAACACGAAAGTCAGTGTTAGCGAGTGGTCGCTGGTGAATTTCCAGTTTGACGATATGAGTGGTTACATCGACTCGCCCGAGCGCGAGGCGGCGGTCGAACAATTCGGTCGGGATCTCGCAATTTATGCTGCACGCGAATACCTGAAGGGGCGCATGGTTTTCGCTGCACTTCCGATCGTGTCGTGCGCGCCGGCCAAAGCTGCTCAGATGGTCGACGCGAGCGGAAATGTCGTTCCGAAGACGCAACGGACTGCATCGGCGGCTCTCTACGACGTCATCGCGAATTCGGCGAAGTACGAGACGACCACCACGACGCCTTATGGTCCGGCAAAGATGGAAGTTCGCGAGTTCAGACCCGTTGGTGGTGCGCGCCCGACGGCAGAACATATGGGGGCCGACTGCAATTCACCGGACGCAGCGACACGCGATGCGTACATGGCGGGCATCGTCGACCCGCTCGTCGAGCAATATCAGATCGCGGTCGACACGATCGATAAGTGCAAACACAATCCGGAGGCGATTCCCGAATACGAGCGAGCGGGGCAGTGCTGGGGGATCGAGCCGGAAAAGAAATAGTTCGTTCAGTTGCCCCGGTCGCTCGACCGGGGCTTTGCATCCAAAATCAGGTGCATTGTTTTGATCCAATTCCGGTGTTCGCGGAATAACGGATTTGGACTCCTGTCATGTCTGACAGGGTGGCTCCCGCAATTTCCCCCATGCTACATTCGTCCGAAAATTTCCTTGTGGAGACTTCGACATGGGGTTTGCGTTTATTTGCGAGGGAGACACGACCACGCATGGAGGCCGTGTAGTCGGCTGTAATGTCGCCAACACGGTTCATGGAAGGGCAATCGCATTGCTTGGCGACATGGTGACGTGTCCGCGATGTGGCGGGATTTACCCGATCGTCAGCGTAAAGCGCGAGTTGAACATGACGTTTGGTGACAGGCCGATTGCTACAGACGGAGACAAGACCGCGTGTGGGGCAACGCTTATCGCGTCGCAAGGCTTCGCCACGGTAGCCCCGGCATCAGGGGCTGCTGGCGGCAATTCGATCGGCGGTGGGAAGAGCGTCGTCCCGCAGTCGATGCCACGAGGGCCGGACAATCTATACCGTGGGCGCTTCCAGGTATTTGACGAGACGACTGGAAAACCGATCGCGAACCATCCCTACGTTCTGCAGACAGCGGACGGCCGGACAATATCCGGCCAGACCGACGCCGACGGCTACACGCAGTGGCACGAGGCAAACACGGCAGGATCGTTGCAATTTTCAGCCGAGTCGACTCAGGGGCCCGGCGAAGGCGGTGTTTTATGAGTGGTCGTGCCTACGGAGCCAACTCCGGTCAAGGTGGCATGTCGCCGAAGGGCGAAACGACGCCCGTGCGTCTTCGGCCCGCTACGCCCGACCCGGTCGATAAAAAGGTCATTTGCAAGGCCGTTTGTGTATGCAGTCGAGAACCAGACACTGGTGCATCGGGCCAAAGCCTCAAGCAGCAGTGCGTTTCGCGCAACCTGCGCGACGTGGATCGGTCGATGGGGTGGAAGAGCCCGTACAAGTCGGAAGTCAACTACGACATGACGCAGATCCCTCCGTCGCCAATCATGCGCTCCGCGTCTCCCTTGGAGCCGCACCCTTACTTGCCAGGCTGGATTCAAAAATACTGGCCTAGCGGGAAAGATGCGTATCCCGCTGGCGCCGGTGCTGTTCGGCGCCCCGACGTGGTGATTGTCAAGGACGGATCTCTGCCGCCAACTCAGGACAACATCAAGAGCGTGGTGGAGATTAAATTCCCGCCTCAAGAAAGGGATCGTGAGCAAGAGGACGACTACGCACGCATTGCCGGTTCGCCCGAAAAGGTTGCGACTATGGGCCCCGGCGACTGTGACTGTTCCGACGATGACGCCAATGAAAGTCCGCTCCGAGCGGTTTCAGAGGTGCTCTCCGAACTCGGGCGTTCCCTGCGTCAACTACTTAACCGCAGTCCTGCTTCCCCGCCTGGCATGGGTGGTTTGCCGTTGCCACCGCCCCCCATAGTCGTTCCATAATTGAGCCTTCCTAGCATCGACGCGAATATGGATCAGAATTTTCTCGAATGGGCAAAGGCCAATCAGGGCAAAGCGCTGGTGCCCAATGGTCTTTTGGAACCTCGCTACGCAACCGGTGGAATCGGAGCGGCCGTCGTCGTGCGCGCGTCGCTCTATTTTGAGCGTGCATTCGATCCCGCCGTCCGCGCGGCGGTTGCCGACTGTTTCGACGACTACTGTGCTGTACCCGAATGCAAATTGACGTTCCTATGGAGTAACGGGAAGGCGGCGCAGCCGTTCGCGCGAGCCAAGCCTCTGCGTGCAGCAGCCAGTAAGCTCGGTCCTGAGGACCGTTTCGACTTCTGCTACGTTGGCGGGGAGCAAGCCTCGGACGCAAGCTTTTGGAGATTCGAGGTCGTGGGTCAGCGCCAGTGGCAAGAGAAGATGGGCAATCGCGGTCTCAACTCCCTTGCGTTCTCATGGCCGGTTGTGGCTGTCCAAGAGAACCCCGATGCCTTCGCAAAACTGTTCTTTGATGCTGCGCGCCGCTTAGATGCCGTTCAAGGTCAGGCGGGCTTCGCCGTCAACCTTTCCCCGACCGCTCCTCACGAGAATGAGGCGACGGAATACTGGATCGCACAAATTATGCCGGGGCTCGATGTCGGCGACCCCGGATCGACTTCAGCCCGCGATCTGAAGGGCAAAATTAAATCCGTCAATTGGCTGACAGCCATCGGCAAGCCCATGTTGGACACCGTCGGCGGTGTTCGCGCGCTGACGTCGGAACTCCCTCCGAATTGGTTTGCCATTGGTGATTACGGTGCCGGCGTTATCGTCCGTGCGGGCGTATTGCCTGAGTCGGGTCTCTCCGAGCGCGAGGAGCAACCCCCGTTCTTGCCACCGACCTACGTCGTCCTCGATAAGGCACTGCGGCGCGTGCGAGCGGAAAGCATGGACATTCTTCAGCGCGGCACGGTCAACGCCGGCGCGCCGGTCTACAACACGCGCGAATCAACGGCAGCGTGGCTGCGCCGCTTCGAGGTGGGCGACGACGAATTGCTCAGTGCGAAGGCTGCGATTCTCAAAACGCCGCGTTTGCCCAAAGGCTCGATTCCGAGCAGTAGTGGCGATCCAGTCTGATGCATCGGCAGTTCGCCGCGCCGCTCCCGTTTTGGGCGGGCAGTAGGTGGCCGGCGAGAGTGGCGTTCGCCACAGTCGAGCAGGTATTCGCATCTCATCGGGAAAGTTCTGGTCGTTCATCTTTTGTCCCTGCTACGTGATGCGATAGAACGCCTCTTCGCCGCGCTCGACTTCAAGGATGCGCTTTAACTGGTCGAGCGCGAATAGCTCCATCCCACGTTTCTCTGCCTCAGCTCGAGCTGCGTCGACGAGCTTTTGCGATTTTCCAACAATGTTGTTTCGCAAATATGCGATCTCGAGAGCCATGCGTTGCTCGAGCGTATGCCGGCCGACCTTCTTGCCTTCCTCGAGACGCCATTTTTCGCGCAGTTCAGCCCACGTTACCCGCTGAAATTGCGGGACCGATTTCGGCGATGCGCCGGGCGGCGCGTCGTCTGGCGACTCCCAGCGCTTAGACTTGAGCTCTTCGCGGGCACGCCACTCGTCCGAAAAGGGCGCGACCGGTTCTCGCATACGGGCGAATGGGGCGGCACGATCGATTTCCTTCTCGACAATGTAGCCGAGCCTCCGTAGCGGCGCGCCATACTCGAGCAACGACGGGTCAATTGCGCGCGCCCGCCGCGACGCATCTGCGATGCAACTGCGGAGCTCCCACAACGTGAGGCGTTGGTGTTGAACTTCGAGAATCAGCCGTTGGACGTCTGCATACGTGCAGCGCGTCCACCACTCGGTCATCTCGGGTAGTTTTGGAGGGTTGAACGGTGGCAGGATCATTTCGTAATACGAGAAAACCTGTAATTTTATACAGTATATCTTGGACTATGATGAAGTGATCCATCCCCTGAAAAGAGGTGCCGTCGTGTGCACCAACTATCGCGCCCCCGACGAAGATCCAGGTATCAGCGAGCTACGGCTTGGTCTGATCGACCTATGGAAGAGAACGTCTTGGGAGTCGGAGATTTACCCGAACTATCTTGCGCCTACGGTGGCGCTGATCGACGGGCGCGTCGAGGCGTTCCTTGCAGGGTTCGGCTACTGGCCGCGCGCCTTGCAGAAAGCGAACATCGAGAGAGCGAAGGCCGAGGGCAAAGTGCCGCCGATCATGCGTAGCACGATGAACGTGCGCGCCGACAATCTCGGGCGATCGCCGCTTTACGGGCCGGCATGGCGTGCGGGGCGCCGCTGTTTGATTCCGGCGCAGTGGATCTACGAACCGTGCTACGAGACCGGCCGAAACGTCTGGCATCGAATCGGGCTGGCTGATTGGCGGCCGTATTGCGTCGCAGGGATCTGGCGCACGCTGAAGAGTGAGGATGGAAGAGAGGCGCACACGATGGCGATGATCACTGTCAACGCCGAGGGCGATCCCATCATGTCGCGCATGCATAAGCCCGGCGACGAAAAGCGGTCGGTCGTCATACTTCGGCCGGACGATTGGGAAGAGTGGCTCACGACGTCGAATGCTGAAGCCGCTCGCGCGATGTTGCAGCTCTATCCCGCGGGCGACATGGTTGCAGCGCCAGCACCGTGA